TGACAATATGTTTTCATATGGTCAAGGAAACGTTGTAGACTTTACATGTTTAGAAAGTGTATGTGGTTTATTTGCTGCTAATACATCTGGTAAATCTTCTTTATTAGATGCAATAACATATACAATATTTGATAAATGTAGTAAAACTAGTAAAGCAAAAGAAGTATTAAATAATAAACAAAATACATTTAAAGCTAAATTTTGTTTTGAATTAAATGGAAAAATATACACAATAGAAAGGGAGGGTATTAAATTAAAACACGGCCATGTAAAAGTTAATGTAAATTTTTATACAGAATCTGAAAATTTAAATGGAGAAGAGCGAAGTGAAACAAATAAAAATATACGTAGATATTTAGGCACTTATGATGATTTCATATTAACTGCATTTTCATTACAAAATGATAATAATAATTTTATAACAAAATCACAACGTGAAAGAAAAGATTTATTATCTCAATTTATGGATATGACATTATTTGAACAAATATATCAATTAGCTTCAACTGATATAAAAGAAACAGCAGGCAAGTTAAAAGAATATAAAAAAACTGATTTTGCTACTATAATAACAACAGCAGAAGAAGTTATTAATAAAAATAAACAAAATATCTCTAATTTAGAAACTAAAGAAAAAACACATCAAACTAACAGAGAAAAAACACAACAACAAATAGTTAATTTAATTGAACAAAAACAACCGACTACTTATGAAGGAGCTGATATTGAAGAATTAAACGAATTAGAAATTGAATTAATATCAGATATTGAACAATTACAATTAGATATTGAAATAGTAGAATCGGAAATTTCTGTAATAAATGAAAGTATCAAAACTATTCAAAAAACTAATAATAATATTGATATTAATTTTATAAATAAAAATGTAGAAAAATTAAAAGAATATCAAGAAAAACAAAAAGAAACAGATCAACAAACTAAAAACCAATGGAATTTAGTTCAAAATAAACAAAAAAAGATTGCACATCTTAAAGAACATGAATATGATCCAAAATGTGAATATTGCACAAGTAATGTATTTGTCCAAGATGCATTAGAAGCAGAAAAAACAATAAAAGAAGATCAAGATAAACTTCGAGAATTACAATTTGATCAATTAGATATTGACACTATAGTTGAAGATTTAGAACCATATTTAGAACAACAAACTGCATATCATGTGAATAAAGGATTAATAGAATCAAAACAAAGTGAAGTAGAAAAAGAAGAGCTTCGTCAACAAGTATTAGAAAGTGATTTGCAAACAAAAGAATCTGAATTAGAAACAACAATAGATCGACAAGAATTATTTACAAAAAATCAATCAGCAATTGCACATAATAAACAAATTGATAAACAAATTTCCGAATATAAAAAAATAATAGAAGAAGCTTCCATTAAAATTAAAAAAATTCAAACAACTATTAAAACTACACATGGAGAAACAGAAGTAGCAAAAACTAATAAAAATACAGCTGTAGAACAATTAGACATATATAAACAATTAGAAACAGAATATAAAGCATATGAATATTATTTAAGTGCTATACGACGTAATGGAATTCCATATGACTTAATATCTAAAACCCTCCCTAAAATAGAAGCAGAAATAAATAATGTATTAAATCAAGTTGTAGATTTTAATATGGTATTAGAAACAGACGGCAAAAATATTAATGGATATATTGTATATAGTGATACAGATTATTGGCCATTAGAATTAACATCTGGTATGGAACGATTTATTTCATCATTAGCTATCAGAATAGCACTTATAAATGTATCTGCATTACCACGTCCTAATTTTATTGCTATTGACGAAGGGTGGGGTAGTTTAGATCAAGAACATATAGCAGCTGTTATTAATTTATTTGAATATTTTAGAACTAAATTTGATTTTTCTATAATTATTTCTCATGTAGATACAATGCGTGATATGGTTGATAATTTAATTGAAGTTAATAAAATTGATAATTATAGCCAAATAAATCATGTATAATATTTATATAAAAAGTATTCCATGGAACGTAAAGAAGCTGTATATAAAGGTTTAGAATTTATACCAATTGATTTTGAAGATACATCATTAACATCTCCAGAATATTTTCAAATTACAGAATTTCCCACAAAACTTACAGCCGGTAAAAATGTATTTAAACTTCGAGGACATCCAACAAATTTAAAACCTGGTGGTGTATTAGGGGTAGAAGTTTTAGATTATAACGGAGATCCTATATATCATCAAATTGTAGACTTCATCGATGAAGATAAGTCTAGAGCAATTGCAATATACATTTACGAAGAAACATCGCCTGGAGATTGTACTATAACATTAGTAGCAGAAGCTGCAATAATCGAAGGAGCTCCTACACCAATTAACTGGCAAGGAAAGGCTAACGTTAGATGGAGTAGAACAATTCCAGTTAATCCTAATATTACTAATATATCTGAAATAATATTTGAAACACCACCTAGTGTTACAGTTGAAGAAATAGTAGGAGTACAATTAGATCGAAGTTATCCAGGAACAGGACAATTTCCTACATATAATACAGGCACTGTTAGATATTATTCATCAAATAATCAACCAGCTATAGAAATATTAGGGGGAGAATTAACATCAGAAATGAAAGGAGGCACATTAACAGTTGCTAGTCCATCAAATCCTACGCCTGCGGCTACATATACGGTGCCTAGCACGGCGTATGTGTCTACGATAAAAAAAATATTAACAACTGGCTCGGCTTTATTAGATACAGAATATACGGTATTTAGTAGCCAAAGTATTTCACCTCATACATATGGGGCATTTGATCATTCTGCCTTTACTATAGATTATGAAGCTTCGCCAGTATATACTGCTACTCAAAATTCACAATCATTTGCATATATTCAAGTAAGCGGTTTAGATCCAGCTGCTGGAGATGTTTCTAGAATCAAAGTTTTTACTAATAATAAAGGTACTGTTGGCACATGGGACTTAGTAAATGATTTTGAAATAGAAGAAACAGAAATTCTTATAGAAAATACAGCATCCTTATTTCCAGATGAAACTATAGGTTTATTTACTTCACAAAGTTTAATTGATTTTTGGGAAGCTAATACATATATCGGAAATACTACAACAACTGCTCCTTCTTTAGTATGGTATACTAGTTCATTATCCGGCGGAGCAAAAATAGAAAGCTCTACAAACATTGCTAATGCAAATAGCGTGCATACATTTCAAGTAAAAGACGATTATATGGGAATTTTTGTAAAAGATTCTGCATATAAAGTTCGTTTAGATGCTATAGGAACAAGAAGTGCTAATAGTAATAATTTAGATCCAACATTATCAATTTATATATCTGGAAGTGCTTTTAACTTTAATTCAACAGATTTTTTAAATCAAGAATTACCAGTTAATATAGGAAAAAAAGTAGGACAATTAAAATTATCAGGAAACAGTCAACGAGTAGATGACAAAAGTTTTAGTTTTAAAAGTGATAATAATGGTAAAGGTAAATTAATATTTGTTGTTGAATCTGGAGATTGGCAACTTGCAGATGTACATATTTTATCAGATAACGATTCTGGTTATACTCCTAACTATACACGAATAAAAACTCCTATAGAAACTACACATAAATTAGGAAATCAAATTTCGTTTAAATTAGAATATTATAATGCAGACGGAGCTGGTAGTAAACAAATATCATATATATACAATAAAAATTGGCAAGGAGGTAATCGTTATATAGATGGCGATTATTCTTTAATGACAGGCTCATTATATGTAGCTGACTCTTTAGAAACTGGTGTTGCTATTAGCGGATATCCAAATTCTGGTTTTATTAGATCATTGAGTTATCAAGGATTTGATGCCGGGTTTCCTGGATTTTTACTTTGGTCAGGCTCTGCAATGCCCGGACAAACTTCTAAAGGAGTTGCATATAGCGGAGTAGGATTAGAATTATATGCAAACACTGAAAGTTATTTTAGATATAGTACATCTGATGACGAATTAGATATAAGAACTACTAAATTCTTTTTAGGACATCCTAGTTCATCGTATTTAAGTGGAAGCAATGGATTATTAGAAATATCATCTAGTAATTTTCTTGTTAGTAGTAGCGGAGATGTTATAGCATCTAGTGGAGAATTTCGAGGTACTAATTTAGCAGATATGTATTTATTTAGAAATTCGACAGTTAACAGTAATGATACACTTTTATCAACATTCAATGCTACAATACCAGCTTACGGATCTCGCGAATATGTTGCGATAAATTTAACTGGCAGTTATGATTCATCAATAACTAGTAACGGCCCATCTACATTTTTACGACTCGAAGCTGGTACTGATTTAGATGATCATCCTATAGGAAATATAAGATTACATCCCAATGATTCATATTGGACAACAGGTAATAATTATCAAAAATATGGAGCTATATGTATAATAGAAGTTGCATCAATTCATGGAATTTTTATATCAGCAGTACCGAGTGATAGTAATCACCCTGATGCAGAAATATTATTTGACACCGTTTTTGGTGTATCGAGTGCCGGCGGTAAAATCTTTACAGATGATATGTATGCGGGGTTATTTAAAGAATATACCATTAATGGAGTAACATATCCAAATACAATGCTAGTAACACAAGGAACTAGAATTGTGTTAGCTCAGAGTACATTTGACTGGAAAATTGTAGCATTATCTCGTATAGATACCGGTCCAATCACAGTTGCTAGTATAACATTACCCCCAGTACATCCAACTGAAATAACTGGATCTATAATATCAACAGCTGCTGGTACTTTTGTTGTCTCCGGATCTGGTGCTAATCAACATGCATATTGTTATCTAAATGGATCATGGAAACAATTAGATTAATATTTATATAAAATGAAAGACATAACAGTATTATTTCCAGGAGGATTCAAACCAATAACCGGAGCTCATTTAGAGTTAGCCAATCGATACGCAGCACATCCAGAAGTAGATCGTGTTATCATGTTATGCAGCCCAAAACCAAGAGCCGGCATCACCAGAGAGAAAACTATAGAGCTATTTAATCTATTAAATAAAAATCCTAACATAGAAATACGGCCCACAGAATTTAATTCTCCTATCAAAGCAGCATATGAATTTTTATTTGAATTGCCAGAACAATGGATAGGTAGATATGCCATGGCAGCTTCTACAAAAGGAGATGATTATGTTAGAACCAAAACATTTGTACCAAATGTAGATATGTATAAAATCACCGGAGATAAAGAAGGTAGAATGATTGCCAAAGGTGTAGATGCTATAGAATTAAATTTAGATGTAGATCCATTAGCATACGAAAATGGACAACCAATAAGTGCTTCAACTGTAAGACAATCATTAGCCAATGATGATTATAGTATATTTAAAGCATCATATCCAAAACAACTAGAAGCTATCATAAGCAATGCATGGGAAATATTAACTAATAAACCAGTTCTAACCAAAGAATGGTGGATAAAAAATTTACAACCGGAATTTCATAAAATATTAGAAGGATCGATGGGGCATGAAGGAGCTAAAAAACACAAAAAGAAACTAGATAAGCTTCGAGCATTTTTAGATAAGAATCACGGAAGAGAATTTGTATATGATTTTAAAGATTTTGAAAAAACAATTTTTGGAGCTAATGCAAAAACTACATATAATAATAAAAAAATTAATGAATCAAAACAATTAATAACTGAAGGAGGCGCAGGAGGCCATATGAATCATCCATATGATGATCATTCATTAACTTTTAATAATATGAAGGAAATGGTGTCTAGAGCATTGCAAGGTAGATTAGATATTGAAGAAGCAGTAACCGAAAAAACTGATGGACAAAACATATTCGTAACCTTTAAAGCCGGACAGATTGGATTTGCAAGAGGCGTACGAACAATTAAAAATCCGATGTCAGTACAAGTTATACAAGATAAATTTGCCGGTCGGGGAGCAGTATCAAGAGCATTCGGATTATCTGCAGAAGATTTAGCAGAAGCATTTAGTCGTGTTGATCAAAAAAAATTAAACGGTATTTTTAAAAATGGTAAAGTATTTGCTAACATGGAAATTATATACCCAGAAACAAAAAATACTATAACATATGAAATAGCAGTATTACAATTTCATAATCTAGTAGAATTTGATTTAGAAACAGGACAAGCAATATTAACAGATATGAGTGGCGGTAAACTCATACAAAGTGTTGTTCAAGAAGCTAATGCACATTTACAAAAAACATTTTCTTTTATTCCTCCACATCAAATTAAATTAGGACGAATAACAGATTTTGAAGATCAACAAGAAGCTTTCTTTAATGAAATAGATCAATTAAGAAATCATTATGGATTAAAAGAAACAGACTTAGTAACAGAATATCATAAAGCCTGGTGGGCAGAAGTTATAGAAAAACAAGCAACCACAATGCAATATAATATTACAGATGATATTTTAAATAATTTAGTATATCGTTGGGCTTTTAATGTTAAATCACCTAGAATAACAAATATTTTAAAAAATATTGAATCTGAAGAATTTTCAGCCTGGGTAAATAATTTTGATAAAAATGATTTCAAGACATATCAAAAACAAAATATGGAACCATTTGAAAGTATATTTTTAAGATTAGGTGTAGTAGTTTTAAAAAATGCACAAAACTTTTTATCAGCTAATCCTGATAAAGCTGTTCAAGATTTAAAACAAGATTTTTCTTCAACAATAGAACAATTACAAACAGCAGATAACATTGACGCACTTAATAAATTAGAACATCAATTAAAAAAAATAGAAAAACTTGGTGGAGTAGATGCAATAGTTCCGACAGAAGGAATTGTATTTGTATTCAAAGGTAAAACATATAAATTAACAGGAGCATTTGCACCTATAAATCAAGTAGTAGGAGCGTTAAAGTATGCACGATAATATTTATATAAAATATATAGGAATAACTAATGGCTAGAGCAGAAAAACATAAAAGTAAATATAAAGAACCAAAAGATTTTAAGAAATCTCAAAAACAAGAAGCGAGGAAAGATCTTAAAGATTATACTGCTGACGATAAAGATGGAGGGATGAATCCTAATTCTGTTGGAAAACCTCAAACAAATGTATTACGTAAAACAGATAAATTAGTTATTGATGATGTAGATAATATGGTTCCAAAAGATAAACACGTTGCGAAATATTATAAAGTAGAAGGCGATCATGATCCTAAACATACTGCAAAAGAAAGAGCTAAACTTCAAGATGCAGACGAAAAGGATAGTAAACAAGAAATAAAAGATAAAATAGAAAATCTTACAAGAGAGCAAAAAGAAAGATTAGTTCGAGAGTATGTTCGTAGAAAACTAAAAAAACTTATATCAGAACAAAAAATAAAAGAAGCAGAAGAAGAAGAAGAAGGTGCTATCAAAACTGCAGCAGAGGATGAAGCCGACTTAGATACGGCACCAACAGATGATACGGCACCAACAGATGATACTGCACCAACAGATGATACTGCACCAACAGTTGATCCGGCACCAACAGTTGATCCGGCACCAACAGATGCCGCCATAGCACCAGTTGCTCCAACACCAGCAGCAGAAACTCTACCCACATTACCGGCAACTGAAATACCAACAAAAACTGCATCAGAGCCTATAATCAAAACACCAGAAGAAAAAACGGCTCAATTTATCAAAGATAAAGTAGGAGTTAGAAATAAAGTTCAATTTATATCTAAAGCATTTTCAATGGCATATGAAGAAGCCGATCCAAATGATTGGAAAATGGCTATAAAAATGTTAGTTCGTAGTTTATTTAAAACAAGAAGATTAAATAAAAAAAATAAAGAAAACTAAAACCATGGCAAAAAAGTTACAAAACATTAAAGCTATCAAACAAATGATAGAAGGTACCCATCGTACTCAAACAAAAAATTCAGTAGGATTATATACTGGAAAAAAACATCAAATTCGAAAAGTTGGGGAAAAATGGGAAGAAACTATCAATGGCACATTATATACTATAGAACAAAAAAAAGGCTTCCGGGTAAAAAAACCAAAAAATTCTATAAGAGAGGATATTCAATCATATTTAAATTCATTTCCTAATTGCCGCAAAGATTGTAAATGCGAAGTTCCAACCCATCTAGATAAAAAAATGCAAAAAATACATGGAATGTGCTTTGATTGTGTAATACAAATGGAACATGAATTAAGAAAGGAAGGTAAATTTGAAGAATATGAACGAAATAGAATTCGAAATAATGCAGAAGCGTGGTTAAAAAGAGCAGAAGATGATATAAAAATATTAAAAGAAGCATATACTCAAAGTGCTAAATTCGTACAAAATTCACAAGGAGATGTAGAAACATGGCATTCAAAAATGTCTGTAGAAGAATTTGAAGAAACGGTACAAAAACAATTTGATGAGTTTAAAGATAAATTTTTAAAAAATATTGAAGAAAAACTTTCCAATGTGGAAAAAATTTCATATAATAAATTAAAAGAAATACAAAATGATAAAAATAATAACAAAGATTCTTAAAAAATCTTGGAAAATACTAGTAGGTATTATTGTACTCGTATTGAGTATAATTACTTTAGGTAATATTCGTAAAAGAAAAGCAGTTAAAAAAATTGATAAAAAGATCAATGAAAATGAAAAAGCTGTAGAAAAATTGCAAGGAAAAGTTGAACAAGTAGAAGACCAAAAAACTGAAGTTAAAAAGAAAATTGTTGCTAAAAAGAAACAAATTCAAAAAACAAAATCATCAAAATTAAAAAAACCAGCAGCAAAACATCCGCCAAAGAAAAAGTCCACTGCAACTGCAAAGAAAAATATTATATCTAAAACAAAGAAAAAATGAAATGGTTGATTTACGTATTATTTTTTATTATATGCAATTATTCATTTGCACAAGTAGATACATGTTTTACTCAAGAACAAATTCATGATATTTCTGAAACGTTAGATTCATTACATTATACAGACTCAATTAACAATCAATTAATATCACAACAATCATCATTAATTCAAGATTTAGAGCATTTAATTAAATTAGATTCATTACAACATGAATATAAAGAACAACAAATTACATTATTAAAAAATAATATAAATTTATATGTCGAACGTCAAAAAAGACTGCAACCAAAATGGTATGATAGTAAATTATTATGGTTTAGTGGTGGAATATTAACAACAACCGTAACTAGTATATTTATCATACAAGCTATAAAATAGATGTCTAATAAACCAAATATAAAAGATCTAATACGACAACAGTACACTACATGTGCTGCAGATCCTATATTTTTCATGAGACAATATTGTTATATACAACACCCAAAAAGAGGTAAAATAAAATTTAATTTATATAATTTTCAAGAAACATCTTTATCTGAATTAAAAGAGAATCGTTATAATGTAATTTTAAAATCTAGACAATTAGGTATTTCAACACTTACAGCCGGCTATGCTTTATGGTGTATGTTATTTAAAGAAGATTTCAATACATTGGTAATTGCAACTACACAAGAAGTAGCTAAAAATTTAGTGACTAAAGTTAGAATTATGCATGACAATTTACCGAGTTGGCTAAAAGGTAATATAGAAGCAGACAATAAATTATCATTAAAATTCAGAAATGGATCACAAATAAAAGCAGTTTCTTCCGCAACAACAGGAGCTCGTTCAGAAGCCTTATCATTATTAATTGTTGATGAAGCAGCTTTTATTCGTAATGTAGAAGAAATATGGATAGCATCGCAAGCAACATTATCAACTGGTGGATCGGCTATTGTACTTTCTACCCCAAATGGTATAGGAAATTGGTTTCATAAAACATGGGTTGATGGAGAAACTAATCCAAATACAGAATGGTATAATATAAAATTACATTGGACAGTACATCCAGAAAGAGATGAAGAATGGAGGAGAAGACAAACTCAATTATTAGGAGAAAGGGGGGCAGCACAGGAATGTGATTGTGATTTTGTTTCCTCCGGACATACTGTTGTAGAAGGTAAATGTTTACAAGAATATGAAAATAAATGTATCGAACCTGTTGAAAAAAGAGGGTATGACAATGCTTATTGGATATGGGAATATCCGGATTATAGTCAAGACTATGTAGTGGTAGCAGACGTTGCCCGGGGAGATGGAGCTGATTGGTCTACATTCCATGTTATAGAAATTGAATCTATAAAACAAGTTGCTGAATACAAAGGAAAACTCCCACCAAAAGATTTTGGAAATATGCTTGTTTCTGTTGCAACAGAATGGAATAATGCATTATTAGCAATTGAAAATGCAAATATCGGATGGGCAGCAATTCAACCAGCATTAGATAGAAATTATGAAAATTTATTTTACACATATAAAGATGATGGATATGTAGATTTAGAGGTACATCTTAAGAAAGGGTATGATATAAAAGATAAAACAAAAATGGTACCTGGAGTTTCTACTACTAGCAGAACAAGACCATTAATGATATCTGCCTTAGAAATGTATATGAGAGAGAAAACTCCATTAATACGCAGTAAAAGATTAATACAAGAATTATTTGTGTTTGTTTGGTTAAATGGCAAAGCTCAAGCACAAATTGGATATAATGATGATTTAGTAATGAGTTTTGCAATAGGCCTTTGGTTACGGGATACATCATTAAAATTAAGACAACAAGGAATTGATTTAAATAAACGAGCGATTACACGTTTGCAAAAATCAGATTCAGTTATATATACAGGAAAACCAAATGCAGACAATACAGGTTGGAAATGGAATAATGGAACAGATGATGAAAATTTAACCTGGCTTCTGTAGTTAGTTATATTTATTAAAAAAATAAACATATTATAATGGCGTCACTAAGAAAACGTTTACGAAATTTATTTAGTACTAATGTTATCGTACGAGCATACGGTAAAAATAAAGTACGGATTGTTGATACAAATAGATTACAATCTTCAGGAAATATAAGTCAAACAAAAATAGCAGACAGATATACAAGATTACATGGCTCAAATAGGTGGAAAACCGGTGGCCATGGAGGTTATGATTCAAATTATTATGCAAATCAAAATCGTGTACAATTATATGTTGATTATGAAATGATGGATAAAGATCCAATAATTAGCTCTGCTTTAGATATATATTCAGATGAATCAACATTAGCTAATCAATTTGGAGAAGTATTATCTATTAAAACTAATAAAACAAATATTCAAAAAATTCTCCAAAATTTATTTAATGATGTTTTAAATGTAGAATTCAATATGTGGCCATGGATTAGAAATATGGCTAAATATGGAGATTTCTTTTTAAAATTAGATATAACAGAAGAATTAGGTATTGTTAACGCCCGGCCATTTTCGAGTTATGAAGTAGAACGTACAGAAGAATATAATGAAGAAACTGGCGAATATAATATAAAATTCCGCCATGCTTCTAGTCCACATGCTGGATATGATGTATATGAAATGGCACATTTTCGTATGATATCTGATTCTAATTTTTTACCATATGGTAGAAGTATGTTAGAAGGAGCCCGAAAAGAATTTCAAAAATTAATGATGCTTGAAGATGCAATGTTAATTCATCGTATAATGAGAGCTCCTGAAAAACGTATTTTTAAAATTGATATTGGTAATATTCCTCCTAATGAAGTTGATACATATATGGAACAAGTTATCAATAAAATGAAAAAAATTCCTCATATTGACGCAGCAACTGGAAATTATAATCTTAAATTTAATATTAATAATATGTTGGAAGATTATTATTTACCTGTTAGGGGCGGCCAAAGTTCAACGTCTATAGACACATTACCTGGAATGACATTTACTGGTATAGAAGATATTGATTATGTTAAACATAAAATGATGGCTGCTTTGAAAATTCCAAAGCCATTTTTGGGGTTTGATGAAGGCGTAGAAGGAAAAACTACTTTAGCATCAATGGATATTAGATTTGCTAGGACAATAGAACGTTTACAAAAAATAATGGTTTCAGAATTAACTAAAATAGCTATAGTTCATTTATATGCACAAGGATTTGAAGGGGAGGATTTAGTTGGATTTGAATTAGAATTAACATCCCCATCTATAATTTATGATCAACAAAAAGTAGCGCTAATGAATGAAAAAATAACATTAGCTAATACAATGAAAGATAGTAAATTAGTTTCAGATAAATACATTTACGAATACATATTTAATATGTCAGAAGAACAGTGGTTACAAGAAAGAATTAATGTTATTGAAGATCTTAAATTAAGATTCCGACAAACACAAATAGAACAAGAAGGAAATGATCCTGCACTTACCGGAGTCTCATATGGTACCCCCCATGATTTAGCAACGATACATATGTCGTCAGACGAAGTCGAAGATAAAGACGAAGGCGGTCGGCCGAAAGAAGGTATTAAATACGGACAACATGATAATGCCTTCGGTTGGGATTCGACAGGACAAAAAACAATGAAACAAGCATTTGATGCAGATAATCAAAAAACAGCTTTTGAACCAATATCCCGTAAAAGAAAAATGTCATTTACCACTGAAAATAATAATTTATTAAAATCATTAAAAAATAAATATAGTAAAACTCCCAACATAATTACAGAATCTTTAAAGAATCCAGAAGAAAAAAATGACCGCGGAACAATTTTAGATGAGGATAATATACTAGAATAAATTTTTTAAATATATTTATTATAAACTATCGGTATGATATGAAAAAATTAAAACATTCAAAATATAGAAATACAGGTATTCTATTTGAATTATTAGTGAGAAAACTTACATCAGAAACGATGACGTCAGATAAGTCATTGACTATTGATATAATCAAAAAATATTTTGGTAAAAATACCGAATTAGCAAAAGAATTACAACTTTATAATAATTTAATAAAAGAACAATATAAATCAGAAGCGTATGCATTAGATTTTATACGTCAAGTAAAAAAAGCACACGAAAAATTAAATCAAAGTGTTTTAAAACGACAACGATATAATTTAGTAAAAGAAATTTCTGAAAATTTTGTGTTTGAAAATATATCTAAAACACGTATTAATAATTATAAAATATTAGCTTCGATATATATGCTTTTTGAACATTCCGAATCAAAAAATCCGAAACAGATAATGGATTGTAAAACAATAATTGCTGAACATGGAATGCCATCTAATAAAACTATTTTAAATAAAAATGAATTATTAGAAACATATTCAAACCAATCAGAAGATATGAGATTATTATCATATAATTTATTAGTTGACAAATTTAATAAAAAATATGGTATATTATCAGAACAACAAAAAGGATTATTATCACAATATATTACAAGTGTAAATGATACGCAATCATTTAAACAGTATATAGGAAAAATAATTCCAACAATTAAAAATGAATTAAAAAAACATTCTACTAAAACTACAGATAAAGTTACTAAAATAAAAATAAAAAAATTATCTGAAATGTTATGTTCTGTTGAGAACAAAAAAATAATTAAAGAATCCCATGTTTTATCATTATTACGGTATATGGATTTAATTAACGAATTAAAACAGGTACATTCATGAAATCATTTTTACGAGAAATAGAAGATAAATTTGTTGAATTAGAAGAAGTAGTTAATGTTTCTAAAGATGACTTATCAAATCCACAAATCCAACAGTTGATAGATGATCCAGAAAAAGAAGTTAATGTTGAAGGAAAAGATGACCATAATTGTAAACGAGACCATCCAGGAATGACTCATGAAGAGTTTGAACTAAAAGAAATCGACGAGATGAGTGTAACAGGTGGATTAGATGGAGGCGCTGGCCCACCTAAAATGAAACATGCATTTTCACCTGCTGATGAAGATACTATAACACAAGGTGGATATAGCAAAGTTCATGAAGCAATGGATCGTAAATATGAACGATTAATTGAATCATATCGACAATTTTCTAGAGGCGATAAAAAAATGACTCCGGAAAATAAAGTTAAACGTACCATTCAAGAAGTTTCAAAAAAATTAAAAGAGATTGAAATATTAGTTAATCATACTAATAAATTAAAAACAGAGTCTGGTATGTCAAGAGATAATTATGGACCAAGAACAGAAAATGCACTTAATAAAATTTCAGAAAAATTAATTAAAATAGCAGAACGAGTAAGAGCAATAGGGGAGTAATATGTCAAAACAATTAATTATGGACCATATGCAATTTAAACCAATTGGTTCATTAAATGAATCTAATGGAGCTAAATATGGAGTCCCTGGAGGATTTATTGTACAAGGGGTATTACAAAGAGCCGGAGCCAAAAATCAAAATGGTAGAGTTTATCCAAAACATATTTTACTAAGAGAATGCGAAAAATATAAAAAAGAATATATAGATCAACACAGAGCCTTAGGTGAATTAGACCATCCAGAGTCTTCTGTAGTTAATTTAAATAATGTATCACATAATGTTTTAAAAGTATGGTGGAATGGAGATGATTTAAATGGAACAGTACAAATATTAGATACTCCATCTGGAAATATTTTAAAATCTTTATTTAAAGCTGGAATAATTTTAGGTATTAGTTCGAGGGGATTGGGATCGGTTAAGGAATTAAGGAATGAAGGTGTGGTAGAAGTACAAGAAGATTTCGAATTAATTTGTTGGGACTTTGTTTCAAATCCATCAACACAAGGTGCATTTATGAAACCAGGAACAATGAATGAATCGGTAAAACGTATAATGACAAATAAATATAATAAAGTAAACGAAATTATAACTTCAATATTATGTGAAGATGGAAAATGTAGGATATTAAAATGAAAAGTAAATTGCAAATAATACAAGACTTAGTACGAGAACAAAAAGAAATAGGATTCTCAGAACAAAAAGCACCATTAACAACAGAAGAAAAAATGGCTTTTCGTGAAGCATTAAAAGGATTTTCACAAATGGGAGAATCAGTATATGGTACTGGTAAATTGCAAGAAGTTGTCGAAAATCTTACTAAGGTAGTAGAAACTGCAAACCGGTTAGTAACAGAAGAATCTGATGATTTAGTTGATAACGTTAATTCGAGTAGACATTTTAAAGTAATCAATGAAGCATTAAAACAATTTTCAAAATCTGCAAACGAGGTTATGATTCACGAACGAAGATTAACAGCAGCATTTGAAGACATTGCACAAGGAATACAAAAATATTATGAAGTTCATTAATTTGGTTTAATGAAAAAAAATATATATTATAAGGTAATACAATGAATATATTCAAAAAAATGTATCAAGATTATTTCGGATATAAAAAATTAAATGAAATGCAAGATATAGAAGAAGCACAGCTCATAAATAATCTTTCTGATTATAGAGGCGGAGTTGAATATATTATTAATGATCCTGCAGAAGCACAAACAACTGCTGCAGAAATTCGACAATGGACTGAAGGAAAAGGATTTACTATTATAAATCATACAATTAGCAAATCTGGGAAAATTGGATATTTTTATTTTAGACTAGGAGATGACCCAGGAGATGAATCACAAAAAATCCAAGGATATTTCGCTCAAAAACCAGAATTAAAACATTTTAGATTTAATGTTAAAAATAAAAAACCAAAACCAATTATACCAAAAAGAAAATTAAAAATATAAGTTATATGAATAAACGTCAGAAACAACACAAAACAATTGTGGCCGGTAACGGAAATGCAGTATCAGTAGTTAATCGAGATTTAAGCTTTGCAATGAGAACTTTTAAAAGAAAAATAAAAGAATCAAAAATTTTAGATAATTTTAAAGATAATCAAACATTTACTAAACCAAGCAATAAACGAAGAAAACAAATATCTCGAGCTAAATATATACAACAAATAAAAGATTTAAATAATAATTTATATTAATTTATTTTATTATTTTTAATTAAATTGCACCCAATATTAATTTATTGGGTTTTTTACTGTTTTTTTCAACTTGCTTATATTTATTGTAGAATACACTATCCATCATTATATAGTGTTTATAAAAAATTATTTATTCTTATTAAGATTTTTAAATAATCTTATTTCCAAAAAAAAAAATTTAAGGAGAAAAACTATGGCAAAATCAGATTTGCTAAAAGAAGCAATTGCGGATGCTAAAGCGGTTAAAGAAACTGCATTAGCTAATGCAAAGATTGCGTTACAAGAAGCATTTGCTCCTAGAATCCAAAATATGCTATCAGCTAAATTATCTGAAGAACTCGGAGATGAGGAAGAATTAGAAGCAGAACCAGAAGCAGAAATGGATGATATGGGTGATGTAGAAGGTGGAATGGATGACATGGAGGATGCTGGAGACGAAATGGGTACAGATGTAGGTGATATAGAATTAGATACCGACGCAGATGGCGAAATGGATTTCTATGGTGATATCATGTCGAAAGAAGCCCCAGGAGGCGAAATGGAACCAGAAGCAGAACCAGAAGCAGAAATGTCAGATGAAGAAGCAGACGCAGAATTTGAAGAAGAAGGCGATTTAGGTTTAGATGAAATTATTGCTGAATTAGAAGGTGATATGGAATTGGATCTAGAAGATGAACCAGTAGACGAAGGTTCTATGTATGAAGAAGATGAAGAAGTATATTCCGAATCAATTGATGATATTATCAATGAAATTCTAGATGAAGAAATGGATGTAGAAGAGGAAGAAGTAGTAGAAGAAGCACAAATTGGAGCTGAATCTATAGACTCAAATGGAGCTGAATTAAATGAAGCTTTACAATCTTTAGAAGAATCATATAAAACTATTCATCATTTAAAATCAGTTATTAATGAAGTCAATCTTTTAAACGCAAAACTTCTTTACACCAACAAGTTATTCCGCAATTTTGAGTTATCAGAATCGCAAAAAATGAAAGTAATTGAAAACTTTGATAGAGCTACAACTACTAGAGAAACAAAATTAGTATTCACAACATTAGCAGAAAGCTTTACAAGGCCAACTAAAAAACGTGTTGTAAAAGAATCTTATGCGTCTCGACCTAGTACGTCAACGGCTCCGTCTAAGAAGTTTAAGGAAAACACGCAAATTTTATCTGAAGGATTTGAACATGCAAATCGTTGGAAAAAATTAGCAGGATTAATTTAATTAAAAAAAAAGGATAAAAAAATGAGTTTAAGTAACTTATTACAAAGCCCGGACGGATCTCAAAGAAAACAAGCGCTAGCGCATGTTAATAAATGGGAAAAGACTGGACTTTTAGAAGGTCTCAGATCTGAGACAGAAAGAGCAGGAATGGCTCAGCTTCTTGAAAACCAAGCAAGACAATTGGTAAAAGAAGCTTCACAAACAGGTACAGCAAATGGATCAGAAGAATGGTCAGGTGTTGCACTTCCATTAGTAAGAAGAATCTTTGCAGAATTTGCTGCAAAAGAGTTTGTATCAGTACAACCAATGAATCTTCCATCAGGACTAGTATTCTATTTAGATTTTAAATATGGTACTTCTCAAGCAGGATTTACTGCAGATCAAACAGATCCAGTATCAACTGATGATCATCCATTTGGATCTTCTGAATCAGCAGATTCAATGTTTGGTGTTACTAATACAAGTAGCGATCCATCAGGTGGTCTTTATGGAGCAGGTAGATTTGGATATTCAGTTAATGATGTAACTGTATCTAATGCAACTGCTACTACATCATCTATTACGTCAGCATCAGTTAACTTTGATAGTGACTTAACAGATTTAGCTAATTTTAAAACTAATTTCAAAATTCTACACGTACCAACTGCATCATTATCAGGTTATGATCCAAAAGGTGTTAGAGCATTTGTACCTAGTTCATCATCATATGTTGATACATTATATCCAGCATATACAAAACTTGGTGGAACTAACCCTTACGAAATTGACTTCGTAATTAAACAATCTGGTACATTCTCTTCTTCTATCGCAGGAACTCCATCCGCAACATGGACAGTAAAATATCACAAACAACCAACTGATGTAACTAGAGGTGACTTTGAAGAGACGGATGCATTCAAAGGAGCTACTTCAGGATCTGGAGCAGCTGGTGTTAATGATGGTACAGATATCGACATTCCAGAATTGAATTTAGAAATGCAATCGGAAGCAATTGTTGCTAAAACACGTAAATTGAAAGCAGTATGGACGCCTGAGTTCGCTCAAGATCTTAATGCTTATCATTCAATTGACGCTGAAGCAGAATTAACTTCGATGTTATCTGAATATGTATCAATGGAAATTGATTTAGAAATTCTTGATATGTTGATTTCTTCGGCACCTACTACTGAGTATTGGTCAGCAGTGAACAATGAAGTTTATAATACAGCTACTAGTGTATTTGATCAAACAACTGCGACAACAGGTGGATATTATAATACTCAAGGTGGATGGTTCCAAACATTAGGTACTAAACTGCAAAAGGTATCAAATAAAATTCACCAAAAAACTTTACGTGGTGGTGCAAATTTCTTAGTAACATCTCCGTCAGTAGCAACTATCCTAGAATCTATTCCAGGATTTGCAGCAGACACAGATGGAACTAAATTAGAATTCGCAGCCGGCGTTCAGAAAATTGGTGCAATTAATAATAGATACACTGTATATAAAAATCCATACATGAAAGAGAACGTCATATTGATGGGCTTTAGAGGAAGTCAATTCCTTGAGTGTGGAGCAGTTTATTCTCCATATGTTCCATTAATAATGACTCCATTAGTATACGATCCAATTAACTTCACTCCAAGAAAGGGTGTTATGACTAGATATGCTAAGAAAGTTGTTAGACCAGAATTTTATGGTAAAGTATATGTTAAAGGATTGAATACTCTATAGTATTTAATTTTTAATATAATAATAATATTAGGGTGGATTTTTTAATTCACCCTTTTTTTACTGATTTATTTTGATATTTATATAAAAAAAAAGGAATATCAAATGTCATTTCGAAATATATTTAAAGACAAAAATGATGTCAATGAAAAATCTGTAATAGGATTCTTTTCATTTGCAGTAATGGTTATTGTAATAATAGTAGACATAATAACAGGATATACAGGAAAAGATTTAGTTATTAATGAATTTATTTATAATTCTTTTGTAATAATCACATTAGGAAGTTTCGGTATATCAGGTTTAGAAAAAATCTTTAAGAAAAAAGAATCATAATAAAAATAATTTGTTTTTAGACAAATTTTAATTAAATATATTTATATATAAATAGTATTATGGCAGTTTCAAGAAGTAAATATTCAATGCAAGTTCGTATACGATATACTGGCAGATTAGTAGATGTATTAGACCGAATTCGAGCAATACGATTAGTATTAATGGTTCATATAGAAAAAGATTTAGGCAAAGAACACGAATTAGTAACAATAAAACTTATGACACAATATCCTGCTCGACAATCATTTTTTGCTGTACGTAAATTATGCATAGGAAAAATTGAAACTCTAAAAGACATGACTCTTTTAGAAAGCACTCTTACCAAATTATTCTAACATACTTGATATTTATATTAAAATAAGGTATATCTATGGATTACAGCGAAAATAAACCAATATGGCCCGGAAGTTCATCATTTTCTGTTGGACAGACTCCATTTGGCTTTTTTGATAATGATACCGTATTTCAAGAACACGCAGATAAATTTGCTAAATTCGCAGCACAACACGTTGGATATCCAGTTATGGATGTCGAATTAGAAGATGTAAATTTTTATACTGCATTCGAAGCAGCTGTAATTGAATATTCTAATCAGGTTAACCAAGTTAATATTGTTAATAATTTAGTAAATACTATTGGAATCCAAACTGGATCTAGTTTTATGGATAATTCTGGTTTTACTGGAGCTGTTGTTGGAAATTCGTTTGGATATATAACAAAATTATCAAAAGCATATGGTACTGAAGCTGATTCAGGTGGATATACAAAATGGTATTCTGCATCAATTGATGTTAAACCCGGACAACAAACATATAATTTAAAAGCTGCAGCTGAAACTGCATTAGGAACTACATTATCAACTTCTAACGGAATAGAAGTTAGGCGCGTATTACATAATGCGCCCCCAGCTATTATAAGATATTTTGATCCATTTGTTGGAACTGGTTTAGGTTCACAACAATTATTAGATGCATTTGATTTCGGTGGGTTTTCACCATCTGTTAATTTTATGTTAATGCCATTACACGCAGACTTATTAAGAATACAAACTATAGAATTTAATGATAGAATAAGAAAATCACATTATACATTTGATATACATGGAGATGATATACGATTGTATCCAGTTCCTACTACTTCTGGATCTAATATGGAACCATTTTTTAAAAATGTATGGTTTGAATTTATGCTTGAAGAAGATAAAGCTAATGACGCAGTTTTATTCGGCAACACAGCATTAACAAAAGGAGCTATATCAGACGCGTCAAATATACCATATACATATCAAAAATATAGTACAATTAACGATATGGGTAGGGCATGGATTATTAGATATGGATCTGCTATTGCAAAAGAAATGCTAGGATATATTCGTAGTAAATATTCATCAGTACCCATTCCAAATGGAGAAGTAACACTTAATGGCAGCGACTTAGTATCACAAGGACAAAGTGAAAAAGACGCATTAATAACTCAATTACGAGAATTTTTAGAGAAAATGACAAAAGAACAAATGTTAACTAGACAAAATACAGAAGCAACACAAATAAATGAAATGATGGCTAAAATTCCACTTCGTTTATATGTTGGATAAGGATAAAATATGGCACTGTTTGGAGGTAAACGAGACGCAAGATTTGTAGCTGCCATAAATTCCGAACTGATTAATTCTATAATTGATACTGAAATTGAATTTTATAAACTTATAATAGAACAAAGTAATGCGAATATATATGGAGAATCGGAAAATAAGTCATATTATGATTCTATATTAATTCCATGTGTAGTTACAAAAGAGGATAAAACTGCTGGAATGGATGATTATGGATATAGTTATACAAGAACAGCTACATTTTCAATATCTAGAGATTTATTAGAAAAAGCTGATTTTTATCCAGAAGTAGGAGATATAGTATCTTGGGATAATGAATATTATGAATTAGATAATGTAGACGCAAATCAATATTTCACCGGTAAAAATCCAGACACTTGGCCAAACGGATCTGAACATGGATATAGTGTTTCTGTTGTATGTAATGCTCATGTAACTAGACAAACACCGCAAGCAATTAAAGATCTACGATTCGGAGGCAATACAAAATCACCATCATATAAAGGATTTTAATGGCACGGATGAATCGTAAAAATATCGATAGAAAAACAAATAAACCTAATCCAATTCGAACAGAAGGATATAGAAATGATCCAATCCATGATCGCAAAGACCACGGAAGGCGTGATGATGATGTAATACGAACTCCACAACGTACGTTATATGATATTGATTATGCAATAAAATGGTATATCGAACACAAAATCCGGCCTCAAGTAACAGTTAACAAAAATATTTCTATTGTCCCGGTGATATTTTCAAATGGAGAAAAGTGGGATAATGTACAAAGATTAGGATATACTAGAGACGAAAAAGGAAAACTTCAATCTCCACTTATTATGTTAAAAAGAAATTCTGCAGTAGAGCGAGAATCTCATAAAGGATTAGATGTAAATAACACTCCAGATTCAAATTATTTTATATATAAAGGTAACTATAATAAACGTAATCGATATCAAGATACATTATTTCCTAATCCATTTAATCAACCAGTTAAATCTAATAAAATATATATTGTTGATATTCCAAAATATGTTGATGTAGAATATGAAATGTTAATATGGTGTGATTTTACTACACAATTAAATGATTTAATAGATCAATTATTACCTCATAATCGATATTCGTGGGGAGAAGGCCGGAACCAATTTGAATCTATATTAGGCTCTGTTAGTTTTGAAACTGTTAATACTATAGGAGAAGATCGGTTAGTTAGAGCAACAATTCCGTTAACTGTTAAAGGAACATTATTATCACAACATGAAGTAAATAAAGAAACTATAAAAAAGCGACATTCTGTTAAAAAAGTTATATGGAAAGTAGAAATAACCAATGGATCATCAAATAATGCACCTAGCACTAATATTACAAATGAATTAGGTGGAAATATATCTCAATAAAATCTTGGATATTTATATTTAATTTTTTATTATTAAAATAAATAATACGGAATATGACTAAAAAATTAGATAAAGAAGATTTAAATTTAATACAAAATATTCAAGAAAACTTTGCAAAAAATTATAATGCATTAGGAAATATTACTACAGAACAACATATTTTAAAACAAGAAAAATTGCATTATTTAAATGAATTTGAAAATTTAAGAAAACAAGAACAAGAATTACTGTCTAAGCTAAAAGAAAAATATGGCGATGGGCAAATTAATATAAATGATGGAACATTTACATCAATGTAATTTTTGAACTAGTTACATTATATTTATAAATAAAGAAATATATAGGAGTAAAAAATGTCATTAAACTCGCCAGGAGTATTTACTAGAGAAATAGACAACACACGAAATTTAGGAGCTATTCCACAAGTTCCTGGACCTGCAGTTATAGGACCTACAGAGAAAGGCCCAGCATTAGTACCAACAAAAATATCATCAATTGCTGAATATAAAAGAATATTTGGAAGTGGAGATCTTAAAGATAGCTATGTCCCAGAATTAGTTCGTAGACATTTATCCAATGGCGACAATATAACGGTAACACGTTTATTATATGAAGATGGATATACTTTATCTGGTGGTGGATTGATTCATTTAGTAGCCAAATCTGGCTCTGTGGAATATGTAACGCATGTATTTCACCCAACGCGTCCTGTTACTAATGAAGCTAATTTATGGGCATCTTCGTCAATACAAGATGCAGGAAGTGGAAGTTTTGCGTTAACATTAGACGGCCACGGCTCAGAGCCAGGATATACTGCAGCCTCTGATAACGCAATAGGATTTTCTGGTGATTTTAAATCACTTACAGCAATTAGTGGTACTATTAATACTGGAATTCCTTCTAAAGATTTAGAAAATGTTTTTGGAAGTGATCCAAAAAGCAATAAATATCCAATATATCAATTATGTAAACATCCAACTGCTACTACATTATTTAATCAGATGTCTGGAGTAAGTATGTCAATGGTTACTGCATCATATACAAATACAGATGATTATAAATATGCTAGCACGCCTTGGATTACTTCACAAAAAGATTCAAGTGGAGGAGTAGATAATTTATTTAGATTTCATACATTATCACATGGAACAGCTGTTAATTATGAAACTAAAATAGGAATTAGAGATATAAGACAAGGATCAGAAACATCAGATCCATTAAATTATGGTACATTTACCGTAGTTGTACGAAAAGTTAAATCATCATATTTTAAAACTACACCATTTAATTCCGATGATACTGATGAAGATCCAGAAATAATAGAAACATTTAGAAATGTAACTTTTAATCCAAATTCTCCTGATTATATTGAAAAACGAATTGGTACTCAATATATAGAATTTGATACTAATGAAAATATACAGACAAACGGTACCGATAAAAATAATTCACAATATATTCGTATAGAAGTTGCAGAAGGTATCAAAAATGGATTAAGTACATTCATATCAAAAATACCATTTGGGTATAAAGCATTAAAATCTCCAATTCAAGATGTAACTTCACCACATGGTACTGGTACTACTACAGTAAACTTGGCACCAGTTACAAATATAACTACACAAAATGGGTCATCTGGATATTCAGGTCGAATATATCATGGATTTGATTATACAAAAGTTAATAACTTAAATTATTTAGCTCCAATTCCATCGACAGGTGAAAGCACTGGTAGTAATGCTGATTTTTATTTAGGAGATGTTGAACAATCTATTTCAGCAAATTTCCCAACCATAGCAGGTAAATACACCGGATCATTAGAAAATGCATTAACAGGATCAATATTTTCAAATAAGGTTAAACTTTCTACTAGAAGATTTATAATACCATTCCAAGAAGGATATGATGGAGCAAAACCAAATTTAAAGAAATATTACGGACAATATATTACAACAACTAACACATTTGGTTTTGATTGTAGTACAGCAACATCAACTGGAACTAATACATATACCAAAGCTATAAACACATTATCTGATCTAGATTTTTATGATATTAATATGTTATATACACCTGGTATTATTGATTATTATCATTCTAATGTAACATTCTCGGCCATGAATATGGCACAAACTAGGCAAGATGTATTTTATGTAATGGATATTCATATAGACGGCGATAGCGGAGAGGGAAAAAGACAATCTACTGTGGCTGATGTTATTACTCATATGAATGATAAAAAGTATAATAATAATTATACTGCAGTATATTGGCCATGGATTCAAATTGCCAATCAGAGTAATAGATTAGAATTTGTTCCTCCGTCTATAGGTGTAGCCGGCGCAATTTCATTTAACGATGCAATTGCAGCTCCATGGTATGCACCAGCTGGTTTAAATCGGGGAGGATTACAAGCAGCAGGAACTAGTACTACGCTTACACAACAAAATCGCGATGATTTATATAATGTAAGAATTAATCCTATAGCAAATTTCCCTAACGATGGGGTTTGTATATGGGGACAAAAAACACTTCAAGATTCTCAAGCAGGTCCTAATAATGCATTAACTAGAGTTAACGTAAGACGATTATTAATAACAGTTAAAAAATATATTACAAGTGTATCTAAATATATAGTATTTGATCAAAACGATTCAGTAACCAGAGAACGATTTATATCAATTGTTAATCCATATTTGCAACAAGTAAAATCACAACAAGGTTTAAATGCATTTATGGTAATAATGGATAATGTAGATGTTCCGACAGAATTCCAGGGCGAAAATGTATTATATGGTAAAATAGCATTACAACCAACACGTACGGCTGAATTTATTGTGTTAGACTTTAGTATAGAACCAACGGGTGCAACATTCCCAGAATAGTGATAATTTTTTAATGTTGTATATATTTATATAAAAAAAGGAAAATATTATGGCTAATGATCAGTTTAACCCATTTGATCCAAATAATTCTGCATTAGCAGCACAAACCAACACTAATCATACATTGACGGGAGATTTAACAGGTGTTACTGATTATGTTAATGGCAATGAAAATGATTTTTTCGATAATGCGTTTACTTGGGAGCCAAAAAAAGGACATCAATTTGTAATGTCAATCATTGATACAAATGGAGCAGCTATACCAGCATTTTTAATAAAAACTGCAGCGAAACCTAGTATAGAAAACGGCGAAATTACATTAGATCATATAAATATCCAAAGATATATTAAAGGTAAATCGAAATGGAGTAGTTTATCAATAACAGTTTATGATGCAATTGTTCCATCAGGTGCACAAGCCGTAATGCAATGGATACGAGCTCATCACGAATCAGCAACTGGAAGAGATGGATATTCGGATTTTTATAAAAAAGATATTTTATTAAAACAATTAAGTCCGTTAGGTGAAGTTGTTGAAGAATGGCAATTAAAAGGTGCATTTATTACTAGTGCCAATTTTGGTTCTTTAGATTGGAGTTCAGAAGAAGTCGTTTCAATTGAATTAACTCTTCGATATGATTGGGCATTATTAAGTTTTTAAAATATTAATAATAATATTATAGTAATGGGAGTCAAAAGCTCCCATTTTTTATGTTCATGATATTTATATAAAAAAAGTTATAAAAGGAAATATATGGCACGAGTTACCGATCGTTTAAGCAAAGACAATATTGTTGAATTAGCAAAACAAGAATATGATACATCACAAAAAAGTTCATTACCTAGTGAAATTGTAAAATTGTCATCTGAAGGTAAAATATATCCAAAAGATCATCCATTAGCATCTGGAACTATAGAAATGCGTTATATGACAGCATATGACGAAGATATATTAACTAATAAATCATATATACAACAAGGAATTATGTTAGATAAATTATTAGAAAGCATAATAACAACACCAGGTATTAATATAAATGATATATCAGACACAGACAAAGATGGTTTGGTTATTCAAGCCAGAATACTTGCATATGGAGCTGATTATCCGGTAATGGTAACAGATCCAGTAACAAATAAAGATTTAGAACGATCAGTAGATTTAACAAAAATAAAATACAAACCATTTAATTTAAACTCAGATGATAATGGTGAATTTTCATATCAAGTAACTACTGATTTAACTATAAAATTTTCTTTTATCAAAAAAACTATTCCAAATGAAAATGAAACTGTTAGTATGTTTTTATTAAATATTATCACACAAGTAAGAGATAAAAGAGATGAAGAAAGTATTAAACATTTTATTCGTTATGAATTTTTATCTAAACAAGCAAAACAATTTAGACAATATATTATTAATAATTCTCCAGGCGTAATATTAGAAGCAGATTTTGAAGGTGAAGATGGGAGCACCTTCACTGCCGGGTTTCCTCTTAAAGCAGACTTTTTTTGGTTTTAAACCATCTGATCGAAAAATTCTTCATGAACATATATTCAATTTAATTTGGTTTGGTGAAGGTCGATGGGATTGGGATACTATATATCATATGCCAATTTTTCTTAGAAAATTTTGGATAGAACAAGTTAATAAAAAACACGATGCTATCAACCAACAAAATAAAAAAGCATCTCGTCCTGCTAAAACTATCAACCGCGGACCGACTCAGAAAAAATAAAGTATAATATTTATTATTATATGAAGCATACAAACAAATTATTATATTCTTATTTAAGGTCGTTACCTAGACATGGCCAAGGAGGAAAGTCCCATAAGAAGAAAAATACAGGGGCCAAAACCGGTACCAAGCCAGGTGCAACTGCAGCAGTAGAGGAATATAAAAAACTTATAACTGCAATGTCCGGTTACGAAACGGCTAACTCTAAGATATTAGTCGGCGTTCAAAAAACCATTGGTCAAGCAGAACAATTAGCAAACGTATATAAAACAAATGTTGAAATGCTTGGTAAAATGGAAGAGAGAAATACAAAGCTTCAAAAAGCTTTTAATTTAACATATAAAGAAGCCGGGACATTAGGAAAACAATTAGATATATATTCTGCAACATTAAAAACCGGTAGACAAGAAACTGAAAAATATTTTTTAGCAGTAAAAAAACTTCAAGGTGGGTTTTTAAAATCAACAACGTCAGTTTCTGAGTTTGATAAAAAATTAATCCGAGGCCAAAAGATATTACAAAGAAATATTAGATTAACCGGAGAACAAGCAAGTAAAAATCAATTATTTTATTCGAGTTTACAAAAACTAAATGATGAAGGAGAAGTAATCCCTACTCTGGAGAAACAAATGATGTTGCAATATGAACTCAATGAGATTATATCAGAGAAAACCGGTTTTGAAAATGCATCAAATCTTATAGGACAAGAAATTGCAAAAACAGGATTGGCCACATTAAACACATTTTCAAGATATCCTAATCAAATTGGATTAGCAGTGCTAAAGATGAAGTCTTTGGGCATGTCCATGGACGCATTACATAAAACAGCCAAAGGCTTTTTAAATATAGAAGAATCCGTTGGAAATGAAATAGACTATCAATTAATTTCCGGCCAAAGACTTGTTGACCAAAATGGCGAAAATTTAATATCTCAAATGAATCAGTATACCATGCAAGGTAAATCTGCAGAAGCCGCCGATGTATATCATAAAATGCTTAAATCACAAGTTCATGTTTTAGACGGATCAGTGTTTAATATGGAATCATTTGCAAAACTTACCAATCAAAGTGCAAACGATGTAGCAGAACAAGTAGCAAGATTTAAAATGCTTGAAAAATCAGGCTTAGGAAATTTATTCGGAAAAAGTGCCAAAGAACTGAAATCCGAATTATCAAAAACACACGGTAAAAAGAAAACAGCCTTAGAAGAGTATATAAAAGAGATAGAAACATCAGAAAAAGATAAAATGACTATGTCTGAAGTATATCTACAAAATATTGATAAAACATTAACTGCAGGGATAGTCAGCTCAGCTGCTTATGGAGGGGACGACGAAGGATTTACAAAAAGATTAGAAGATGCAAGAGCTACAATGGAAGGATATACAGCGAATTTTCATACTCAAGTTACTGATGCAAAAGGATTTTTCGGTCAATCATTACAAGCAGCCAATGTAATGACAGATTTAGGGAATGTACAATTAAATCTTGTGAAATCGCTATTGGATAACCAAAAGGCACCTTTGTATAAGGCATTAACCGATTTCGTAGAAGGATTTGGAGGTACATCAACTTTAGCAACAGCTGTCATGACAGACCTTAAAGATTTTTTCACCAGTAAATTTCCGGCATCAATTGTTAAAGGAATTCAAGGTGCATCAATCCCGAACATGACAATACCAGTCGCTGAGGGAGGCAATGTTAATGTAAAAAACGTTATAGAACGGGCAAAGGGAGGAATAGCATCAGGACCAACAACGGGATATCCTGCAACATTACATGGAATAGAAGCAGTAGTACCATTACCAGACGGAAAATCAATCCCAGTTACGGTTCAAGGCGCACCAATAGATTATGCTTTATTAGCAGCTGCCATGAGCCAAATAAAAGTAACTGTAGATACACCATTTCAAATGCAATCAGGAAGAGCATAGGATAATATTATGAAAATAAATAGCTATAGAGATAGACATCCAAATTATATGTTTTTGAATACCAATCAAAAAGTTCCATATAATAAAGATTCTGGAATTGATTGGGGAAATATTGGTGGCGGACTTCTATCTATCGGAGGAAAAATGTCAGCTGCTGCATTAGGAGTTCCTGGAGTAAATGCATTTATAGATGTAGCTGCCGCCGGTGTTGGTAAGAATCAAAGTATATTCGCTACCGCTCCTTTTGTAAATTTAAATAATAGGCCTTTTAATTTAATGCCGGTACCATATCCAGATTTTAGAACTAGGAAAATATCATTACTTGGAGAAGAAAAATTCTGGACAAAAATGGGAAAAGCTCCTAATATTATGGGAACGCGTGTAGACGGATTAAGTGCTTCTTTAAGAGGTAGTGTTAAAGCTGGAGTATTAGCCGGTGCATCAGCCACTACTGGAGTGTATAGTTTATATAATGTAGACAGTTATTATGGTTTAGGAACTCAAGGTGCACCAGCGCTAAGAAATGATTTTACCTTAAAAACAATGGCCGGCCAGAGTACTACGTGGAAAGGCTCATCATTTATGGATAAAGCTAGAAATATAGCTAATAAACTACAACCATTCCGGGGAGATAAAGTTAATGTTATAGATTACGGGAAAAGAAATCATCATCAAATATATAGATGGCTTCCGCAAAAAGAATTATTTGGAGATGCTGAAGGAGGAGTTGGAAAATGGCTTAGTAAACAAAATACAAAAATCCAGAAAGCAACAAAATTCTTAGGAGCAAATCCATATGGCACAACTAAAGATTTTATTAAATTCTTTTTCACCGGACCCAAGGCACATGTAGGAAATAAAACTGCAAAAGATGATATATTAGTTTTTAGAGCAACAATGACTAGTTTATCAGACACATTTTCGCCATCATGGATGCCAATTAATATGATCGGTCGTGCTGACAGCAATTATCATTATAGTGGATATGGTAGAAGCGTCGATTTAAGTTTCACTGTATATGCAACATCTAGAGATGAAATGAAATTTATATATCGAAAATTAAATTATCTAGCTGGATATACAGCTCCTGAATATAAAAATAATTCAATTTCATTAATAGCACCATGGCTAAGAGTAACAATTGGAGATTTATTCGTTTCAACTCCAGCTATAATTAATTCATTAAGTTATACATTAATGGATGGTGACACTACATGGGAAATAAATTTAGAAGAAGACCCGGAAATGAAACAAGTTCCACATAAAATATCAGTTTCTATTGGATTAGATATAATCACAAATGAATTACCAGAGAAAGGTGGAGCATTCTACTCATTAGGTGATAAACATACTTATGATGCAAATATGCAAAGAAAAACAGGTACTGATAAACATGGAAATATAACCCCATCTAATACAGAAAAAGATTGGCTAGATGATGCAAAACAAAGTGGTATTTTTAAAGATCTAAATAAAAAAGGTCATGGTAGCGGTGGAATATTAGAAACTAAACTTAGAGAAACTGACGAATTCAAAAAAGCTAAAGGACAATAATGAAACGGTATGACATAGCAACAATTGTAAAAAATAAACAAGGTATTCGTAAACTACACAGCATACTTATATCAGCATCCCCTAATAGCACGGACACCGTGATACAAACTTCAACTCCAGAGCGTTTAGATAAAATAGCAAATGATTTTTATGGAGATCCAACATTGTGGTGGATTATTGCAACAGTAAATAAATTAGGAAAAGGCACATTGATAGTGCCAAGAAACACTATTATACGAATACCAAATAAAGACCGAATATTAGATGAAATTGAAAATATAAATAAAACAAGATAAAATGGCAACAAAAGGTAATTTATTTTATTCAGAATTAGATTCTAATTTGCAACAAGAACTAGATGCTCGTGCAGTAGCTGGTTATAGAAGAACAACTAGAGATATCAATTATATGGTTGGTAAAATAGCAAATGTTGAATTAAAATCATTTGCTGGAAAAGATGAAACAACAAGACAGATATTAAATCTAGGAGGGGATTCTGTAAGGCGGGAAGAGTATCAGCCGACAGGAAAAAATGGATTTTTATCTGAAACTGCAGGCCCTTCAGCTCAGATATTTAAACCAGCTAGTACCATAGAGTGGGTCGAAGGAGATCCTATAACAACAGAATTCGAAGGAGAAAAATTTACAACGCCTGGCAAGGAAGCTTTATATGGTAATTATCGTAGAGGTAATGTTCAACAAAGAATACCACCATATATCGTTAATGCTTCTGTAACTATCGGAGATCATGCACAGAAATTATTAAATTCTGCAGATATTACAATATCAATTCCAAATATGCAACGAGACTTAGATTCAATCGAAAGTATATTAATGCGCCCAGGCAGATTTTGTGTTATTAAATTTGTATATCCAGATGAAGCTGTTATAACCGAATTACGTTTAAGTGAAACGATGACAGCAACTGCTACTGAATTAAAAAAATTAACAGGTTTAAAAGATGAACAAGTACAACAAAAACTACAAGAATTAAGTAAATTAAATGTATTTGAATTCTCCGGATTAATTATTAATTTTGATTTAAGTATACAATCAGATTTCTCCGGTCAGTTAACATTAAAATTAAGAGGTATATCAAATACTCATACAGATATTAGTATGATACAAAACAATGTTTCTGATGATCCTGAATATAATTCGAGTACTCCCATTAACACGCTCCCAACGGAATTTCCAGGAGAAGATGAATTCGAAGACGAAGATATTGATATCATTGAAGAGATTGATGAAGAAACTATATATTATGATGAACAAACAGATACATATTATGATGAAGATGAAATAGAGTCATTACGCGATACATCAGAAGGAACGTATGAAAAAGATTTTTTTAACAAATTAGAAAAAGAAAAAGAAGACCGGAACAAACAAACATTAAAACAATTAGAAAAACAAAAGAAAAAACAAGCACGACAAGAAAAACGAGCAAAAAAATTAAAAAAATTACAAAGCAAAATAGCTAATATAAAGAAAAAACTATTTGAAGCTAAATCTAAAGGAGCTCCTACTGAAAATTTAGAATCATCATTATCAATAGCACAAAAAATAATACCTAGTTTAACGTCTACATTATTAGAAAATGTTGCAAATGAAACATCAAAACAAAAATTAAAACAACAACAATTTGAAAAAGGATTACGCACACTTGAATTACTGAATACGGTATCTCGAAAACGTATGTCTAGTTATCAATTTCACCATAAATTAATTGAGTTTATAGATATAGTTAATACATATCAAACAATTCAATATTTAATAAACATCTCAGATGAAGAATTATATAATGTTCCTGATATACCAGATGAAGAAATACCAGCCCATTTTAATACTAAAAATAGAGGAGTCCTACCAAATGTACCAGACGATATAAATAAACAAGCAAAAGGAATTTTTGAAAATATTATAACATCATTTGCTTCTGGTAGTGTTACACAAACAGACCAAGATCTAACATATAAAGGACCTCCAGGGGGAATGGCTGATACCAGACCAAAATTTGCTATTAATCCAATGTCAATACAGCCAATAGAATATAAAACAATAAGTTCTATTCCTCAAAATGATCCATATCAATCATTAACATTTTATGCAACTGGATTTACAAACGATATTTTGTTAGAAGATTATACAATTAAACAACAAGAACAGTTGCAACAATTTTCATTTGCATTTAGATTATGTCCTACCAATTATGAAGAAACAATAAATGAAGAAAATAAAACAACTCTTAAATTTACAGATCAGTGGTTTCTTCAAGGAGAACCAACACCAGATCCATCTGATACATCGATTGCTTCATGGTCTCGATATATAACATTAGGAACCCTAATTCAATTTTTAAATGATAATATTATTTCAAAAACTAAAGACCGATCTGATGATGCTGGTGTAATTTGTTCTGATAAAATGTGTTTTAGTAATTATTTACCTAATTTAGTTTCAATACATCCTGAAAAAGTATTATTATTACCAGCAGATGACAAACGAGGGACAACTGAAAAATATGGATCTACAATTTATATGAAAGATATACTAGGAACGAATGGAAATACTCCACATCATTTTCCAGGCTTTTTTGATACTGTAGAAAATGAAACCGGAATTAAATCTTCAGTTGGATGTCCGAGTAGAATATTTATAAACTTACAAGAAATTGATAATATATTTACATCAATGGTTGATAAATCTGCATTAGAATTTTCAGTTAATCAATTTTTAGAAAGTATTAGTAATTTAATTAACGATGCTACAGCTGGGGCAGTTTTAATGAAATTAGTAACCCACCCAGATAGAATATTTCAAAATAAATTATTATTTTATGATGCAAATTTTTCTGGTACTGCTATAGAAAAAAATGCAGTAGTTCCATATATAGTTCCGATGACCGCTCGATTAACAAATAAATTATCAACTGATATATTAAAATCACCTAATTTAGACAAAACCCCAGAAGGAACAAAAATTGGAACAATAGTTAGAGATTTTAGTTTATCTTCAAAAATGCCAGCTTCTTTGTCAAATTATTCATATGCATTGATGGGAAGTGCAGATAATTTAGATTCAAAAGATTTTGCTCCATTTTTATATTTAATGCAAAGTAGTGGAAATTCTAAATTTTTAGAAAAACTTAATAAAGAATATAAAGATAATCATATCAAACATATGAAAAACTTAATTAAATCAAAAATTAAATTTGGAAGAGAATCTAATTCTGGAAATCGAGATGCATTAACTAAAGCATTGAAACGATATATACAATATCCAGCTGACAATCCAAAATCAGCATTAGAAATAACATCACCTATATTTACGTGGGATTGCTCATTTACAATCGATGGTATTACTGGTTTTAGAATTGGAGATGTATTGGATTTTGATATATTGCCTAGTAATTATAGAAAAAATACAGTATTTTTTATCAAAGGTATACAACACAGTGTGTCAACTGATGGCGAATGGACTACTCAAATACAAGCACAAATGCGACCAAAAATTAGCTAAATAAAATAATAATAAAATTATGTTAAACGATTTATATACAACGACAAGTAAAAATTATAAAAACTTATATAGTTTTGGCAAGCAATTTATGTTAAAAAATATAGAATATAAAGGATTTTACAATATACAATCAAATGGTCAAGCATATACTGGCAAAATATATATTACAGGAAAATCAAAAAAATTAGAATCCTTTATTAAACTCGAAGCGAATTCAATAGAATATAAAAAATTAAAACCTAAAATAAAAATTCCTATTAAAAATAACGCATTAAAAGAATCAGCTGATGACCAAACTATAAATAATAATATTCTATTAGAACGTTTAATTATAGTTCCGCCTGATATAAATGATTCGGCTATTTAACTTTTTTTTCTTATTATTAATATATGATACTGGATCATAACGAAGAAGTTACTGCAATATTGCAAGATATACAAAATAAAAAAACTTTATTAGTACCTATATTCTGTAATTCTCAACACCATGTATCTACATCAAATTTATCCGCAATATACATATATTCAGAAAATGATATAGAAGTTATAATTCCAATACATCATACAGAGCAAGTAAGGGGCTTTCGCAAGTATATACACGACTTTCTCCAACTAAAAGACATCTTTGTTCATGACAAAAAGAAATGGCTACAAATAGGTGGAAATGATGCTGTATGGGATGTAAAAACATTGTGGTGGTACACCTATGGAGAGTCATATGAAGAATCACATTATCCCACACCAGCTCATGAATTTTATTGGCGCAGACATTCTAATTTACCACAAGTAAATGGTATAGTTCCAATGCAACAACATTTGTCTATGTGTCAAAAGATAAGAAAATATGCATGGCCAATGATAATAAACTCAAAATTATCAGATTCATATAAACAATTCAATAGCATATATCCTAAAGTATTTGCTGATATAGAACAAAATGGATTAAAAGTAACAAATTCGTTTAAATTGCCTGAATTAATAAATAATGATTATGTTTATTCTCAATATCATTATCATACAGCAACAGGAAGACCGTCAAATGCTTTCAGAGGCTTTAATTTTGCAGCAATGAACAAAACAGATGGCACTAGAGATGCATTTTGTAGCAGATTTAAAGATGGTGCTTTAGTTGAAATGGATTTTGATGCATATCATGTACGGCTTATTGCAAGATTAATAGGATATAAATTACCACATGGATCTATACATGAATATTTTGGTAAATTTTATTTTGGTGTAGAAACATTAACTAAAGAACAATATGAAAAAAGCAAACAAATAACATTTAGACTATTATATGGTAATATAGACAAAGAATTTTTATCAATTCCATTTTTTAAACAAGTAAATTCGATGATATATGAATTGTGGGATAAATGGAAGCGGCAAAAGTATATAGAAACCCCAATATTAAAAAGACGTCTTAGTTCAGACTTTTTAAAAAATATGACTGCAAATAAATTATTTAATTATTATTTACAGGCAGTAGAAACAGAAGTATCTGTGCAAAAATTAGATAAAGTTCAAGACATATTAATCGGTCGTAAAACGTGTATGATATTATATACATATGACTCTATTTTATTTGATGTTCCTATATCAGAAGCTAAATACGTGCTTCCTGATATTAAAAATTCGTTAGAATCTGGAAATTTCCCGGTTAAATGTAAAGTAGGAAATATTTATAGTAAAATGAAAACTATATTGTTATGACAGATATGCATAAAATTTTAACTGAATGGACGTATCGTTTAGATTCAGGATATCCCAAAACAGATTCAGATTATGAAGTGTTGCGAGATGTATTAACAGAACTGACTGATTTTGAACGACCAGTTATTAATACTATTGTTAATCAATCAAAAGGAATAACAGAAGCTAAACCAGATAATGAGTTAGACCCAAATTCAGAACAAGCTCCAGCTAGAATACATCAAGGAGATTTTAATTTACATCCGGAATTTATTGAAATTATAAACGCCGCCGGAAAACAAAATGATTTTAATCAATTTTTAGAATTATTACCAAAAGGCGCGTCAATAGAAGCATTACAACGATTTTTTGATAATATAACTGAATCAGAAATGATAGAATTTTCTAAATTGTTATATACAGAAACGTCTATAGATGCATTAGATAATTTAAAGTTTGATGAAGGAGTAGCAGCAAAATTAGTACAATTGGAGCCAAAAGGGTTAGGAAGAGGAGAAATTTATTTATCAGCATTAATTCGGGGCGCTAAAGTAAGTGGAGGAGGAGAGAGTTATGATTTAACAGTTCCGCCTAGTGCGTCAGAAAAAGAAGGTCCATATGCCGGCAAAACAAAATTTGAAGTAAAGGATTATAGAACATCAAAATCATCTGCAATTCGTTTAGGAGTAAAAGGAGTAATTACAAAACAAAATTGGTGGAGAACACAAATACTTCCTACATTAGAATTAATGAAACAATTGTTAGAAACAGATAATGGAATAGATTGGATAAATCAACCTGATAATAAAGGCGTAAAAGATTTTATTAATTATTTAAATAAGCCTAGTAGTGATGGACGAACTAGATTTGATTTTATACCAACTGGCGAATTTAATAAAAGTAAAGATTTACCAGCATTTATAAAAGCATATGATTCATTAGCTTCTATAGCTACATCAACCAAAGAATCATATGATATGATGATTTTACGTGGCCCTAATCAAAAACCAGTTAGTTTAGCAGTCGACGTACCATCCACTGATGTTTATGAAGATATAGAAACATTAAATGTTAAAGTAATAGGTACTGCTGGTATAGATCAAATAATTACTAGATTACGTAGATTAGAATATATACGAAACCCACAACAATTAACAGTAGATTTACAAAACTCCGTAAATGATATAATAGGCGACGAAATTCCATTTATATTATTTAGACCAGACGGGATTAAAGTATTATCTGATTTTAAATTCGCCGGCATCAGTCAAGGCGGTATAAAGATTATAGAACAAAGGTAGTAGATTTGAAAACACAACTATTGTGCACATTTGCACATCGAAATAATCTTGATATCGTAATAGAATATATCAAACAAAACTTTACTATACCAGAAAACCGGATATTTGTATTTGAAAATGCAAATAAACAACATGAATTATATTGCACATATAATGCAGAAGATACCGGCTTCAGAGGTAAAAATACAATATCGATACATAGAAAAAAAGAAACAAATACTCTATATACCGTTAATGCTCTAAATGAAATAATCATAGAACAAAATAATGGGGTGTTAGACAAAAGTTTTCAATTATATTGGCCCAAATATGAAAATTCTTTTATATTAACTGCCAACCCAGGATATAAAATTGTTGCATTAAAATATTTTACAAGAATATCATTTTAAACTATATTTATATAAAAAAATTAACTAATAAACTTTGAATTAAAGATTTAAATATCTATAATATAATTAATAAATAAATAAATAAACAATTAAAGGAATAAACTATGAGTTTAGATTTAAACGCCATCAAGGCAAAACTTAACCAATTAAACAAAACCGACGAAAAGAGAAACAATCTTTGGAAACCTGAACCAGGCAAGCAAAGAGTTCGAATTGTACCTTACGTGCATCGCAAAGAAAACCCATTTTTAGAAATGTATTTCCATTATGATATAGCAAAGCGTAGTATGCTTTCGCCTATCACTTTTGGTAACGCAGATCCAGTAGTAGAGTTTGCAGAAAAACTTAAGAAAACTGGAGATAAAGACGAATGGCTAATGGGAAGAAAAATCGAGCCGAAAATGAGGACATATGTCCCGGTTATTGTTAGAGGTAAAGAATCAGAAGGACCAAAATTCTGGGGGTTTGGTAAAACCATTTATGCAGAATTATTATCTATTATTTCTGATCCAGATTATGGCGATATTACAGACTTAATGAATGGTCGTGATATAGATGTAGAATTTACACCAGCAGAGGGTGGAGGATATCCTAAAACTTCTATTCGTGTTAAGCCAAATACATCTGCAGCAACAGAAGATAAAGACGTTGCAAAGAAAATTATGAATCAGGCTAAAATAACTGATATATTTCCAGAACCAACTTACGAAGAACTTGAGACTACTCTTAAAGAATGGATGAATCCAGATGGTGCTGATTCTGATGTAACCACAACAGAAAAAAAAGCTACCACAACAACCGATTCTAAAAATGAACCGGTAACAGAAAAGAAAGCAGACGTATCGGCTGCATTTGACGATTTATTTAATTCATAAGGAGTATTATGGCGAAAGCTAAAAGTAAACAGGAAGTCGAGGACGGCTTAGCTACAGTGTTAGCAGAAAGCATTAACAAACAATTTAAAGGACAAGCTCTTAAGACAGCTTATTTTTTGGATGGAGATTTAGATGCTCCTACAAATGTTCATGAATGGATATCTTCTGGATGTTCCATGCTAGATCTAGCAATTTCAAATAAACCCATGGGAGGATTTCCAGTAGGAAGAATTACAGAAATTACTGGTCTTGAAGCTTCTGGTAAATCTTTATTAGCTGCACATACATTAGCAGAAACTCAGAAAAAAGGAGGCCTAGCTGTTTATATAGACACAGAGTCTGCAACTAGTTCTGAGTTTCTAACTGCTATTGGAGTAGATCTCAAAAAAATGTTATATGTTCCATTAGAAACAGTAGAAGAAATATTTGAAACTATTGAAACTATCGTTGAAGGTGTTAGAAAATCTGATAAAGATAGATTAGTAACTATAGTAGTCGATTCTATTATGGGGGCATCTACAAAAATTGAGATGTCAATGGAATATGATAAAGATGGATATGCAACTTCCAAATCTATTATCCTTTCTAAAGCAATGCGTAAAGTTACCAATTGGATTGCAAGAGAACGAATTTGTCTTATATTTACTAATCAACTTCGTACAAAAATGGGTGTATCATTTGGTGACCCTTGGACGACAGCAGGTGGCAAAGCAATTCCATTCCATGCATCAGTTAGACTTCGTTTAAAAAACCTAGGCCAAATCAAAGCTAAAGTTAATAAAGTCGAACAAGTGGTTGGTAATAAAACAAGTGTGCAAGTAGTAAAAAATCGTATGGGTCCTCCGCATAGAAAAATAAATTATGAAATTTATTATGATAGCGGTATTGATAATTATGGTGGTTGGTTGTCTGTTATGAAAACATTTGATATAGTAAAACAATCAGGTGCATGGTATACGCTTGAAGATGTAGATCCATTAACTGGAGAAGTTTTTTCTGAAATAAAATTTCAATCAAAAGACTTTCTAGAAAAAGTAATTAATATTCCAGAAACAAAACAAAGATTATATCAACGTATATGTGATGCTTATATTTTCAAATATCAAGCCGGCATCGATGGAGGTATAGATGATGTAGTAATTGACGAAAATGTTATAAATGAAGAATAGATTCCAACAACTATTCAATGAGTTACAAAACGAAAAGAGTTTAGGTCCGTCAGCACCAGATGATCATATAATTATCTTTGACGGACTTAACACTTTCATTCGTAGCTTCGGAGCAACCCCAGCATATAATGAAGATGGTGACCATATAGGTGGTATAACTGGATTTTTATATTCTATAGGAAAAACAGTTAGAGATTTTAAACCATCTAGATGTGTTATAGCATTTGACGGACAAAGAGGTTCTGCTCGAAGAAAAACTATTTATAAAGATTATAAAGCAAATCGAGCCAATAAAACAAAGTTACGAAGACATGATCATCATTTTACTACAATAGAAGATGAACAAGTAGCAATGCGGTTTCAATTTAGCAGATTAGTTTCATATTTAGATTGTTTACCAGTTACATTTTTAGCTATGGATGGTATTGAAGCAGATGATACTATTGCATATATTGCAGATCAATATCATGATAAAAGTAAAAAGATTACTATAGTATCAACCGATAGAGATTTTTATCAATTAATTGATGATAAAATTCAAGTCTGGTCTCCTATTAAAAAGAAAATGTATGATACCCAAATGGTATTAGACGAATTTAATATACATCCTAATAATATGGTATTATATAGATCATTTACAGGAGATAAGTCTGATAATATACCAGGTGTATCTGGAATCGGTCCAAAAACGATACAAAAACATTTACCAGAACTTTCTGCAGACAAATGTTATACATTAGACGAATTACAAGAGAAAAGCAAATCTAGTTTAAATGAATCTAAAACATATCAAAAAATACTAGATAACTTTGATACGATAGAACAAAATTATCGTTTAATGAATATAAAATTATTAAATATTCCTGCAGCAACTAGTTCTAAAATTAGAGGGATAATGGCACAACCTGTGCCAATGCTTGATAGAAAAGAATTTCAAAGATTATTCTATGAAGATAAAATGTGGAGTGTAATGAAAAATTTACCAGATTGGTTAACTAATACCTGGCTTTCATTGAGTGCATTTGCAAAACAGACACATTAATTTTGATTTATAATATATTTTTAATATAATTTTTACATGACGGATAAGTTAAGTGAGTATGGTTGGGGGTTCCAAGTTAAAGTTATAGCTGCATTATTTACTGATAGATTATTTCTACAACAAATAGCAGATATAATCCAACCAGAATATTTTGAATCCGATGCTAATAGTTGGCTATTAGAAACTTCATTAGCTCATTTTCGAGAATATAAAACACCACCTACTAAAGACGTTTTAAAAGTAAAAATAACAGAAATTGATAATGATGTTTTTAAAACTGCAATATTAGAACAATTAAAAGATGTATTCCGGTATATGGATTCGGAAGATTTGTCTTTTGTAAAAGCAGAAATACTTAATTTTTGTAAAAATCAAGAAATTAAACGAGCTATAATGGAATCAGTTGCTTTATTAAAAATGGGTAACTATGATGAAATTAAATCTAATATCGATTCGGCTATGAAAGCCGGCGCCGACACAGATGTTGGGTTAGAATATAAAGATCAAGTAGATATTCGATATAATGAAGCAGCCCGACATACAATCACAACCGGTTGGGATGTTATTGATGATTTAATGGATGGTGGTTTAGCTCCTGGGGAATTAGGAGTAGTAATGGCACCGGCCGGCATTGGTAAATCATGGTTGCTTATTAATATAGGAGCTCATGCAGTCAAAGCCGGCAAAACAGTAATTCATTATACATTAGAACTTAATCAGAATTATGTAGGACAAAGATATGATTCAGTATTAACAGGAATACCAGCACAAAATCTAAAAAATTATCAAGAAGATATAGAAGAAAAAATGAAAACTATTTCAGGAGAATTAGTAATAAAATATTATCCAACAAAATCTACTGGTGTAATGGGAATAAAAGCTCATATTGAAAAAAGTGCAATGTTAGGAAAAACCCCGGATCTAGTTATTGTAGATTATGCAGATTTATTGAAAGTAAATAATAAAAAAGATAAACATGAAGCATTAGAAGAGTTATATGAAGATCTTAGGGGCATGGCTGGTGAATATGAAATACCAGTTTGGACTGCATCACAAGCAGGAAGATCTAGTTTAGAAGATGATATTATTGAAGCAGATAAGATTGCAGCATCATATGGAAAAGTAATGGTTTCTGACTTTTTAATGTCACTTTCAAGAAAAGTTGAAGATAAGCTCTCTGGCACTGGTCGGGGCCATGTAATAAAAAATAGATTCGGCCCGGATGGTATTACATTGCCTAGTAAAATTAACACAAATAATGGACAATTTCAATTCTTCGAGCCACAAACAACACAAGGTAAGCAAACGACCCAAATAATGAAAACGGGTGAGTCTATGATTAAGAAAAATTTAGCACAAAAATTTAAAGATCTTGGCGGAAGTTTAGGATAATTAACATATATATAATAGAAGGCCTGCGAAAAAACTCCGGGCCATTTTTTATCTAAAAATATTAAAGGAGTCATAAATGAATATTTCAAACAAAATTTTATCAGACATAACAGTATATATGAAGTATGCAAAATATATACCAGAATTAAATAGGAGGGAAACATGGGAAGAATTAGTAACTCGAAACAAAAAAATGCATCTCAAAACATATCCTAAATTGAAAGATGAAATTAATGAAGTATATAAATTTGTTTATGATAAAAAAGTTTTACCGTCAATGAGAAGTTTACAATTTGGTGGTAAACCAATTGAAATATCTCCTAATAGAGTATATAATTGTGCATATCTACCAATTGATCATATCGACTCATTTAGTGAAACAATGTTTTTATTATTAGGAGGCACTGGTGTAGGATATTCAGTGCAAAAACATCATGTAGCAAAATTACCTCCTATTAGAAAGCCATACCCAAAAAGAAAAAAACGATTCTTAGTTGGAGATTCAATTGAAGGTTGGGCTGATGCAGTAAAAGTACTTATGAAATCATATATGAATGGTGGAGGAAGTAGGATTGATTTTGATTTTTCTGATATAAGACCCAAAGGAGCACAATTAGTAACATCCGGAGGAAAAGCTCCAGGCCCTCAACCATTAAAAGAATGCATTCTTAAAATTGCTGGAATACTTGAAGAAAAAGGAGATGGGGAATGTTTAACTACATTAGAAACACATGATATTATTTGTTATATTGCAGATGCAGTATTAGCCGGAGGAATAAGAAGAGCTGCATTAATAAGTTTATTTAGTGCCGACGACGGAGAAATGATATCTTGCAAATCGGGTAACTGGTGGGAAACTAATCCACAAAGAGGCCGAGCAAATAATTCAGCTGTATTAATGAGACATAAAATTACTAAAAAATTCTTTATGGAATTGTGGAAACGTGTTGAATTATCTGGAGCTGGAGAACCTGGAATATATTTTAATAATGATAAAGATTGGGGAACTAATCCTTGTTGTGAAATTGCATTGAGGCCTTATCAATTTTGTAATTTATGTGAAGTAAATGCATCTGATATTGATTCACAAGATGAATTTAATAAAAGAGTTAAAGCAGCTGCATTTATCGGTACACTTCAAGCAGGATATACTAATTTTCATTATTTACGAGAAATTTGGAGAGAAACAACAGAAAAGGATGCTTTAATAGGAGTATCGATGACCGGTATTGGTTCTGGAGCTGTATTAGGATATGATATGCAAAAAGCAGCAGATGTAGTAAAGCGAGAAAATAGCAGAGTAGCAAAACTGATAGGAATTAGAAAAGCAGCAAGATGCACTACAGTTAAACCTGCAGGAACTACTTCGTTAGCATTAGGAACCTCATCTGGAATCCATGCATGGCATAATGATTTTTATATTAGAAGAATTAGAGTCGGAAAAAATGAAACGATATATAATTATCTTAAACAAAATCATCCAGTTTTAATAGAAGATGAATATTTTAGGCCACATGATACTGCGGTAATATCTATTCCACAAAAAGCTCCAAAGGGTGCTATATTAAGAACAGAGTCTCCATTTCAATTATTAGAAAGAATAAAATTAATTGCAAATGAATGGGTAAAATCAGGACACAGAACAGGTTCTAATACTCATAATGTTTCGGCAACTATTTCATTAAAAACAGAAGATTGGGAATTAGCTGGAGAATGGATGTGGAAAAATAGAGAACATTATAATGGATTGTCTGTATTACCATTTAATGGTGGAACATATGTACAAGCTCCATTTGAAGATTGCACAGAAGAAATATATAAAGAAATGTTAACAGCATTAACAGAAGTAGATTTATCAAAAATAGTAGAAACAGATGACAATACTGATTTAACTGGTGAATTAGCGTGTGCTGGTGGTAGTTGTGAAATAACATAAGGCATTAAATGAAAAATTTAAATAATGATTGGATATACCAATTATATATTAAAACAATAATAAAATCATCTAAAAAAACTTTGAAAATAAATTAAAGTTTATTATAATATAATTAGTTATGACAAAGACACAAAGAAAAAATTTAGAATTAGTAAAAGCTGGGTTTGCTAATGGAATATCTAAACAATTAGAAAATAAACAAATAATTAAAGGATCTGATAGTAATTTATCTCAAGAAGAAAAAAATTCTATTATTGAAGCTGCAGCTTATTATTATGGAGAATTTTTAACTGCATTAGGTGTTGATTGGGAAAATGATCCTAATTCAAATAATACACCCAACCGTGTAGCAAAAGCATATGTTAATGATCTATGGGCTGGTAGATATGATAAAGCTCCAGATATTACCGCATTTCCTAGTGATGGTTATGACGGCATGGTTTTTGAAGGAGGTATTCCATTAACATCGATGTGTTCACATCATCATCAAACTATTATGGGTAAAGTTCATGTAGCATATATACCAGGCAAAGATAGTAAAGTAATTGGATTAAGTAAATTAAATAGATTAGTAGAGCATTTTGCAAGAAGAGGAGCAATACAAGAACAATTAACAGTTGCTATTCATAATTCTATAAATACTATTATTAATGATAATAAAGGAGTAGCAGTTATGATTGAAGCTACTCATAATTGCGTTCAGTGTAGAGGAGTTAAACATGGAGGAGCATCTATGAAAACTTCTAAACTAACAGGAGCATTTAAAGATGATACTGCTACTAGAGCAGAGTTTTATGAATTTATAAAAGGTTATTATAATGGGTAAATTTCAATCAACTAAAATATTTGATAATTATTCAATTGCAATAAGACAATGGAAAGCACAACATTCACATTGTCAGTTACTACATGGATATGCTTTAAAATTTAAAGTGTGGTTTGAGTCTAATACGCCATTTGATGAAAATGATGGATTAGATGATATGAATTGGATAGTTGATTATGGTGGATTTAAAGATGCACCAAAGGGAAATGGTTTAAAATCATGGATGAATGATATGTGGGACCATACAACATTAATCCAATCAAATGATCCATATCGAGATATATTCGAACAAATGGCTCAAATGGGTTTATGTAAAGTTCATTTTTTAGATAAAATGGGAGCAGAGAGTTGTGCTAAATTAGTTTATGATAAATTTAATGAAGTTCTATCTAAAACAGATGCTGGAAGATGTAAAGTCGTAAAAGTAGAATGTTTTGAGAACGAAAAAAATTCATCAGTATATTATGAAATTAACAAAAAAGAACCAGAAAAAATAATTGGTTTTGTAAATGGAAGAGAAAATGGCGGAGTACTATAATTATTGGGTTACTACAACTTCAATTGGAAATATAAAAATTATTTATAATATTATTAAAAACAAAAAACAATGTCAGAAGAATACTTATCATTATATGAATATTTAGGCAGAAAGAGTGATCACGGAAAAGATGTATATAGATATTCACAAGAACATAAAATAAAAACAGGATATCGTGAATTACCTAAAGATTATAATGCAAATTACGAAGGAGTAATTACATATCCAAGAATGTTTCTTGAAGAATATTTTAAAGCCAAACCAGCAGAACCTTTATCTGCAATAGTTAGACAAAATTCTCCAGAAATAAAAGAATTAAAAATTTTATGTAAACGGGTAGAAGCATTAGAAAATGAAATATTTTTATTGAAAGATGCCATATCCAAAAAAGCAGATGATACCCAACTAACAATAGATTTTGATGATGAACTTCCTTTTTAACTATGAAACAATTGAAACGAATAACAGATTATAATAAGACATTACCAGTATTAGAAGTATACAGATGTGTTCAATCCGAAGGCAGTAGATTAGGCCGGCCTACTATAGCAGTTAGAACAACCGGATGTACCCATCGATGTTATTTTGGTGAAGGTGGTTGGTGTGATAGTTGGTATACTTCTATTCATCCAGAAAAAGGAACATTTAATTTTAATGATATTATTAAAATATATGATGAAAACCCTCATATTAAAGAGATGATGTTAACTGGAGGATCACCAACCATACATCCAGCATTAGTTAATGAATTAACACATTTTGCAAATGAAAGAGAAATTTTTATCACTATTGAGACTGAAGGTTCACATTTTTTACCTACTGATTATCCTATTAATCTTATTAGTCTCAGTCCTAAGTTTAGTAATAGTATTCCCGTTTTGGATGCTAAGACGCCAACTGGTAAAGTGGTTGACGAAAAAATGATTAAAACACATAATCGATTGAGATTGAATTACGAAGCGATTGATCAAACTTTAAAATACCACCACGACTACCACTATAAACCTGTATGGAATGGTACTGTATCAAATTTAAAAGAAATAGAAGATTTTAGAGTCAAGATGAATATTCCAAAACATAAAACATTTGTAATGCCAGCAGGAGATACAAGGAAACAATTAATATTAATGTATCCAATAGTATTCTATATGTGTGCCGAAGAAGGATATAATATGACAGGACGAGATCATATCATAGCATTTAATACAGAACGAGGAGTTTAATAAATAAAAGGAGTTACAATGAAAATGAAACCAATTGGAGATTTAGTTCTATTAGAATTAGACGAAATTAAAGAAAAAACAAAAAGTGGAATTATTTTAATGGATAATAAAACAGGATATATTACTGCTAACGTAGCATCTATCGGACCTGGTTTATTTACAGCAACAGGGGATAGAATTCCAATGACCGTAAAAGTAGGTGATAGTATCATGATACATAAAAATGAAAATCATGATGGAAAGAATGTAATCTTAGATGGAAAAACATATCTTTTAGTACGAGAATCAGAAATAGCATTAGTATCAGTTTAATATAAAAATAATATGTATCAAGCAATTGGTTATGATAAAAAGTCTAATACTATACACGTATGGGATGATGAGTTAGGTTATCAAAAGTTTAATTTTAAACCTTATGCATATGTTCCTCATGTTTCTGGTAAATATCAATCATTAGATGGCACAAAATTAAAACGTGTTACTGGCAATCATAAAGATAATCCAAATGCATATGAATCTGATTTAAATGAAGAAGTTCGTACACTTATTGATTTATACCATGAGTCTGATTTAGTATCTACAGGACATCGAGATTTCTTTTTTGATATAGAAGTTGAAAGAGATGAAAATGGATATTCCACGCCCACCGAAGCTAGAAATAAAATAACTTCGATAGCATATCATGATAAATTAGGAAAAGATCGAAAAGTATTAGTATTAGATGAAGATAATCGATTATCAGAAAATAAGATACATGGAGATAATTATACGGTTGAAGTTTTTGATAATGAAGCCAATCTATTAACTAAATTTATTAATTATTTTAGTGAAATTTCTCCTACTGTTATAACCGGGTGGAATACAGATGGATTTGATATTCCATATCTGCTTAATAGAATTAAAAAAATATTAGGAGCTCAAGCAATAAAAAAACTATCTCCTGCAGGAATTGTTCATTGGAATAAACACCGAGAGCAATATAAAATCTTTGGAGTATCAAGTTTAGATTATATAAAATTATATAAAAACTTTACATACACAGAACTTCCTAATTATCGATTAGACACAGTTGGTAAACAAGAATTAGGCAAAGGTAAAATTGAATATGATGGCGATTTAAATGAATTATTTGAAACTGATATTCACAAGTTTATTGAATATAACATGACAGATGTTGATTTGGTTTATGAAATGGATGAAAAGTTACAATTATTAAATTTAGCTAGAACTATATGTCATAAAGGACATGTTCCATATGAAGATGTATATTATGCATCTAAATATTTAGATGGTGCAGCAGTAGTAGATTTAAAAAGAAACGGATTAGTTGCTCCAAATAAACAATTTAGATTTGTACAAGAAGAAAAACAAGACGCATTAGCTGGAGCATATGTTATGCCTCCTATTCCTGGATTATATAAATGGATATATGATTTAGATTTAACTTCTCTATATCCTAGTATTATTATGAGTTTAAATATATCTCCAGAAACTAAAATAGGAGTTATTAATAATTGGGATGAACATTGTCTTTTAAATAAAGAACCTGTTGCAGTTAAAATGGGATATGATGATATTCCTGATATTAAACAATGGTTACAAGAAAATAATTATACAATAGCAACAAATGGAGCTGTATACCAGACTACCAAAAAAGGATTTCTTCCTACTATATTAGAAAAGTGGTTTGATGAGCGGGTTGAATTTAAAACAGAAAGAGATAATCATGAAGTTGGATCTGAAAAATATAAATTTTATGATGCAATGCAACTTACACAAAAAGTACTACTTAATTCGTTTTATGGAGTATTAGGATTAAAAACATTTAGATTTCATGATTTAGATAATGCCGGAGCCATTACAGCAACAGGCCAAAGCGTAATTAAATTTTCAGCAAAAGTAATTAATGCATATTATGCAAAAGAGGTAGGCAAAGATCATTTTATTAATCCTACTGGTCATAAAGCAGAATTTTCATTTTATACAGATACTGATTCAACATTTGTATCTAGTTTACCTTTAATAGAAAAACGATATCCTAATTATGATGAAACTGACGAACAATTCATGATTGAAAAGACTAATGAAGTTGCAAATGAAATACAAAAACATGTAAATATAATGTATGATAAATATGCAGATGTATTTCATAATACTAAAACTCATCGTTGGCAAATTAAACAAGAATATGTTGCAAAGTCTGGGGTATGGATTGCAAAGAAAAGATATGCTCAGTGGGTTATTTTTAAAGAAGGTAAGCCAACTAATAAAATTGATATAAAAGGATTAGATGTAGTTAGATCGTCTTTCCCTACAGATTTTAAAAAGATAATGAAAGAAACATTATGGCATATTCTTAAACAAAATGGAAAAACTGCTACTACGGATATGATTCATGATTTTAAAAAACAAATACAAACATCACCTGTTGTAAATGTAATGAAAAATTCTGGTGTAAAAGCTATATCAAAATATACTAAAAACAGAAAACCATTTACGGGGTATCTATTAGGAACACCTGCACATGTAAAATCTGCAATAAATTATAATGACTTATTGCATAAATATAATATTAAAGATATAGATCCTATTTTTAATGGAGAAAAGATTAAATGGATTTATCTTAAAAATAATCCTTTTGGGTTTGATACAATAGCATTACGGGGTTATGAAGATCCTAAACAAATAGTTGATTTTGTAGAAACATATGTAGATCGAAATAAAACATTTCAACGAGAGTTACAAAATAAATTAGATGATTTTTATACTGCAATGAATTGGGGTAAATTTCCAGAAAATAATTCAGTAAATAAATTCTTTTCCTTTGGAAATTAATAATAAAATTATTATATTAAAAATAAAAATATATGTACGGTAAGAATCAATGGCGAGGTAGAGAAGTAGAAGGCCGTTATTCTGATATGATGACATGGTTTGTTCGTTCATTGAATGAAGATCAAGATTTAGATGTTACATTTACAGATTATCCTCATTATTATTTTACTATTGAATATATGAATAAAATATTTTTATCTGATTATGACATGATACCAGAATTAGAAACTATAAGACATATATTAGATTCAACTAATAATGTAGTTACAATTGAAGCGGATAAGCATACCTTAGATGAGCTACCACCTGACTTGGTTAATAGATGTCATATTATATACCGTATACAAGATAATGCATTACAAAAACTAAAAGATACCGATACATTAAGTATAGATGCTGGTTGGTATCGTGTTCATCAAATCATGAAATGTAATATGATGGAAATGAATCCTGACAATTATAAATTTGACGAACAATCATGAAATATTCAGTAGTAGTATCATTTAGCATAGAAGGATTTCATTGCTGGCCAGAAGCTAAAGAAGAATTTCCAGAAGTAGCATTTTTATCTGACAATCATCGACATCAATTTGGATTTCGTTGTTATGCTTCAGTAAGTCACACAGATAGAGATGAAGAATTTATTTTAATGCAAAGAAGAATAAAAAAACAATTAAGAACAAATTTTGGTGGTAATATATTAAAGTTTGGTCGAATGAGTTGTGAGGATATTGGAGAGTGGTTATTAAATAATAATCCTGGTTACTTATACAAAGTTGAAGTATGGGAAGATTGGGAAAATGGTGCAATAGTAGAAAGATGAAAAACATATTTTATTTTGGATTAGAGCCATTAAAGGCAAGATATACTTATCAGTTATCTAAAGAATGGATGCCAGCTACATTTCAACCTTATGTTGATGCTGGTAAAATTAAATTTATAGATGTGGAGGGGGAGTTTGACCCTGATCAGCAAATTAAAGTAGGAGCTGTATTAGATGCAGTAGGTAGAGGAAAGTTTGCTATGAGTCAATGTAGCAATTTTCTGGATATGCTTAATAAAGATATGGTTAAAAATGGCGATGTTATATTTTTGCAAGATTATTGGCATCCTGGAATTGAGTCTATATTATATGCATTAGATTTATACGGTATTTCAATTGAAATATATGCAATGCTTCACGCACAAAGTGTAGATGAATATGATTTTACATACCCTATGAGACATTGGATGAGAGGATTTGAATTAGGACTCGATAAAAGAATGACCGGTATATTTGTTGGTAGCACTATACACAAAGAACAATTAAGACAAGCTGGTTTTGAAGCTCCAATTCACGTAGTGTCATTACCAATACATAAAGAATTAACAGAAGCTAAATTAAAAGATATATTACCGGAAAGGAAACCATGTAATGTTATATATTCTAGCAGATTAGACAAAGAAAAGAATCCATTTTTTATGTTGTCAGTTGCAGAACAATTTTTAAAAAAATTACCTTCTGCAGAATGGCACGTCACTACATCCGGTAAAGAATTTAAATCAATGATGCCTGGAGTTATAGATGCAATGGAAGAATTAGCTCAAAGACAACCTAGATTTAAATTATTAAATAATCTTACTAAAGAAGAATATTATACTGAATTAGCAAGTGCCAGAATACAATTTAATTGTGCTCTTCAAGATTATGTTTCTTGGACGGTGTTAGAAGCAACGACATTTGGTTGTGATTTAGTATATCCAAATTTTAGATCATTTCCAGAATTTATACCACCTGATCGATTATATACTGCATTTAATGTTAATTCAGCAGTTATTAGATTACGAGAAGTTATGACAAAAACAGACCCAGCTTATAATATAACATATTTAAGTGATTTAGGACGACAAATGGAAGGTCATATAGTAACAAATGGAATTGATCATGAAATAAATATATGGCATGAATCAGAATATTGTAAACGACTTTTAAATAAAAAATAAGGAATAATTATGAAAATTAATCAACAAGGAATCGAAGAAATAAAAAATACTATCGAAACACCATTAATTGGTTTAGCAAATAAATTAGATAAAAAAGGATATCTAAAAAAAGATGTAGCAGAAATAGTTACTTTTATATTAAATAATATACAAAAAATAGAAAATCCAAAAAGTCAATGGGAAATTATAGAGTAATGGATAAAAATTTTATATATTTTCCTTCGTTATCTGCAGGATCAATGGTATCTGCTTTTAAAAAGAATACTAAATTTGAAGACGGAACTACAACAAGATTCTTTTCTTCAGAATATCCTGCAGATTGGAGACATCCTTATTTTTTAATTACAGCAGGTCATCATTATAAAAAAATGGATTTCCGGCAACAAATAGGATTAGAAGATGATGTATTTGTATTTGGAGATAGTGGCGGATTTCAAATAGCAACTGGTGCTTTAAAATGGGATACTACAATACGAGAAAAAATATTTCATTGGCTTGAAGCTAACTCAGATGTAGCAGCTAATTTAGATATACCACCTAGAGCTACATATGAAAATAGATTTAATGATTCTATGAACATTAGTTTTGATAATTTTAAATGGTTTGAAAAACATCAAAGTGGAAAAACTAAATTTTTAAATGTTATTCAAGGTACATATAGTGAAGAATATCATGAATGGTATCATAAATTTAAAGATTTTGATTTTAATGGCTGGTGTATTGGAGGTCCTAAAAAATTAGTAGACTTTATGTATGTTGTTGCATTAATGTTAAAAGAAAGAGAATTTGAAAAGAAACATGTACAATTTATTCATTTATTAGGAATAAGTAAAATATCAGACTTTTATATATTATCGACATTACAGAAGTTATTAAATGAATATACAAATGGACGAGTACAATTATCAACAGATTCATCTTCTCCAGGACAATATCCAGTATTTGGAACATATTTACATTCTGGAAATCATAAGACCCAAACATTTACAGAATTATATTTTCCTAAAAATGCAGAATATCGTAGAAAAACTCATATTAAACAAGGAAAAGAAAGTGTAACTATAGATAAAACTAAACATGTTCCTTGTAGTTTAGATTGCCCGGCATGTAAAGATTTTACATATGATTATTTGGGAGGACAGACATCAACAGGGTTAGATAGATATTCTCAAGAAGGTATGCCTAGAATGGTTATACATAATACTCATCTATATGTAAAAATAGCAGAAGAAATCAATCAAATGGTTGATAGTCATGTAGAATTATTAGAAACTGCAATACCCACTCAATTATTCAATGTAATTTTATCATTACATGAAATGTTTGCAGATCCAGATAATGCATTAAATGTATACGCAACATATAAAAAGACATATAAAAAGTTTGGAGGAGATAGTATTTCTACTACAGACGCAAATAAGTTTAACGAATTTTTTAAATTATAAAAAGTAACAAATGGAAAAAAGTAAATTACAATCTTTTATCAACAGATATTATCTTGCTGGAAATTGTGAAGCAGTTGTTCTTAAAAATAACACAGACACAGTTTGTTGTGATTTAATAGACGCTGATCAAACAGTAGTTGGTAAAGTAAAATGGAAAACAGATCCGTTCATGAATGGAGAATTAGGAATTAATCACACCGGCGCATTAATAAAAATGTTATCAGCTGTAGGTGAAAATTTAAATATCGATGTTCAAGAAGCTGCAGGTAAAAATTATGCAATGAAAATATCAGAAGGTACCACTAAAGCAACATTTATGTTAGCAGATACAACAGTAATACCTGGAGTTCCTGCTATTAATGCAGAACCTGAATATCAAGTTACAATTGATTTAAATGATGAATTTACATCTAAATTTATAAAAGCAAAAAATGCTTTACCAGATGCTAATAATTTTGCAGTGCAAGTGCAACAAGGAAAAATTAAATTCATCATTAATTATTCAACGATTAATTCAGATAATATTTCTTTTGAAATTGATGGAGGGACTAATGAAATGGAACCAATATGTTTTTCTGCAGATAAACTTAAAGAAGTTCTTGTAGCAAATAAAGGAGACTCTGGTAAAATGTATATTTCGCCAGATGGATTAGCTCGTATAGATTTTACGGGAAATGATTTTGATTCAAATTATTGGTTAGTTCAATTACAAAATTAATTATGTTTGCAACAAAAGAAAATACATTATGGGTAGAATCATTTCGCCCAGATACATTAGATGGCTATATTGGTAATGAGCATATTATTGATAAAGTTAAAATTTTTATTGAAAACGGAGACGTTCCTCATTTATTATTTTACGGTCCTGCAGGAACAGGAAAAACTACTTTATCTAAAATTATTGCAAATTCAGTAGACGCTGATATAATGTATATAAATGCATCAGATGAAAACTCAGTAGACGCCGTTAGAGATAAGATAAAAAGATATGCTTCAACTGTTGGATTTAAACGATGGAAAATAATCATATTAGATGAAGCAGATTATCTAACACCTAATGCACAAGCTGCATTACGTAATTTAATGGAAACATATAGCAAAACTACAAGATTTATATTAACATGTAATTACGTTGAAAAAATTATAGATCCAATACAATCCAGATGTCAGACATTTGCTATTACTCCTCCTAATAAAACAGATGTAGCACAGAGGTTAGTAACAGTATTAACTGACAATGAAGTTGAATTTGATGTTAAAGATATTGCTGTAATTATTAATTCCAGTTATCCAGATATTCGTCGTGCAATTAATTCTGCACAAAGCCACGTTGTAAAAAATAAATTAGTTTTAGACAAAAATAGTGTCGCACAAGCTAATTATATGACAGAGGTATTAGATATATTAAAAAATGAAAAAAATAAAAAGCAATCATTTACTAAAATAAGACAAAAAATAGCTGATAGTAAAGTTAGAGATTTTACTGCACTATATAGATTTTTATTTGATAATTTAGATGAATTTGCTATAGGACATATTGCTCCGGTTATACTAATTATAGCTGAAGCTCAATACCAAGATGCCATGGTAGTTGATCATGAAATAAATGCCATGGCCATGTTTGTTAAACTTTTAAATGAGATATAAATTATGATGGACTTAAACCCAAAAATCAAACCGTCGGATATGAAGCCGATAACATGCGATAATTGTGGAGGTGTATACTTTCGACAAGTTTTAGCAATTAATAAAGTTTCTAAATTATTAACAGGTGAAGCACAAGACTCGGTAATACCAATACCTACATTTCGTTGCGATGATTGTGGCTTTATACCAGAAGAATTTAGACCAGTTGAACAAGAAAAAGAAGACGATATTAAATCAAATGATAAATGAAAATACATAAAGATTTAGTAAGTATAGTTTTTAAAACATCTAATAGGTCTAATGCTAGAACAAAAATTAAAACTTTCCGGAATAAATGTATAGATGATATACTTAACCAAAAGAAAATAATTGGAATACCCGAAAATGCAATTATATTAGAAATTGGAATGGGCAAACGTTTAAAGGAAAAATATATACAAAAATATAAATTATAATATGTCAAAAAAACCTGCAACTATATTTGATTTTATTGCTGGGATAACCCATAAAAAGAAAGATTGGAATAAATATTCTGATATAGACCAAAAGAAATTTTCTCCATTCATCGTTAATAGATGGCTATCAATGAGACAAGAATTAGTTGAAATAATCAATGCATTTCAACATTTTACTATAGGCACGTTGTCTCCAAAAGACACTTATCGATTATATCATGATATGTTACCTCAATCTAAAAGCTTTGCAAAATATATAAAAGGGAAAGCTGCAGATAAATACAATAAAGAGTTAGTTAAACAATTAGCAGAGCATTATCAAATAAGTCAATCTGAAGCTACTGAATATATTGGATTAATGAACAAAGAAAAATGTGAATATATTTTAACATTATATGGATATTCATTAACAGATAAAAAACGATTATTAAAAGGTATAAAATAATTGGATATTATTGTAAAATTTATTATTATATAAATAATGAAAAGCGGCAATTATATTAATCCAATTTATAAGTTATCCTTAAGGGATGCAACACAAGTACCTAGACGTATATCATACTCACAATGGTCAATGTATGAAAAATGTCCTAAACAATGGAAATTATCATATATAGACGGATTAGCTCCATTTAATTATGGCATTAATTTAAGTTTTGGTACTGCATTTCATGAAACACTTCAAGACTATTTAACCATATTATATACAGACTCAGTTAAACAAGCAGATAAATTAGATTTATCTACGATGTTAATTAATAATTTAAGAAAAGAATATACTGAATCTGTAGAAAAAAATAATGGAGAACATTTTTCTAATCCTGACGAATTAACTGAATATTTAGAAGATGGTATTGCTATATTAGATTGGTTTAAAAAGAAACGAGCTCAATATTTTTCTACTAAAAATTATGAATTAGTTGGAATCGAAGTTGAATTATGTTCTCAAGCTTCTGAAGAAAATTCGTCTGTATATTGGTATGGATTTATAGATTTAGTTGTTAGACATATTCCAACTAATAGTATAACTATATATGATATAAAAACTAGCCGAATGGGTTGGAATAAATGGCAAAAAGCGGATAATATAAAATCAGCACAATTAGTTGCATATAAAAATTATTTTTCTAAACAATTTGGAATACCTAAAGAAAAAATAGATGTTGAATTTTTTATAGTTAAAAGAAAATTAATTGAAAATTCAATGTTTCCACAAAAACGTATACAAATTCACAGACCAGCAGCTGGTACTGTTACTCAAAGAAAAGTTCAAAAAAGTATAGATGCATTTATATCAAATTGTTTTGATGAAGACGGAAATAAAAATACCTCCGCTAACTATTTAGCAATTGCCGGCAAAGGTAATAAACATTGCAAATGGTGCCCATTTAAAACAGATGAAGTTAATTGTCCAAAACAGGAGAGAATACGAGAATGAAACAAGTAGCGGTACTAGGAAATACAAATTGGCAAAATCGAAGAAAAGTTCAAAAAACTTTAACAGAACTTAAACATCGTTTCGGTGATGATGTTACTGTATTAGGAGCAGGAGGAAAAGAAGGTGCCAATAGTATGGTTAGAAAATATACATTAGAATTTGGATTGAAATATCAAGAATATAATCCATCATTTTCAGGATATAATTTATATTCAGCCATGCCCAAATCATATTACGGAAAACAATATCATTTCAGTCAATTACATCATAGAATGAAATTATTAGCACAAAATTGTGATTACATGATTATTATGACTAACGAAGAAAAATTAGATCCTGTATTAAAAACAGCATATACTAACATAAATAAACTAAAAAAACCAGTAGTTATTTTAGGTTAATAATATTTATATAAAAGTTATAAAAGTAAAAGGTTACAATGGAAATAAAATTGCCAAAATTAAAAAAAATAGACTCCACTACTCCTAAAATTAAAAAGAAAAAAATTTTATTACTTTCAGATGATTTAAGATTGCCATCTGGAATAGGTACTATTAGTAAAGAAATAATTTTAAATACAGTAAAAGAATATGATTGGGTTCAATTAGGAGCAGCACTTAAACATCCGGATCATGCTAAAGGGGTAGACGTATCTACAGAATTCGCAAAAGAATCCGGAATACACGATGCATCAGTAAAAATTATTCCGTGGTCTGGTTATGGAGATAGAAATATATTATTTGCATTACTGACACAAGAAAAACCAGATGCTATTTTTCATTTTACTGATCCTAGATATTGGACGTGGCTATATCAAATAGAACATGAAATTAAAACAACATACGGAATACCTATTATTTATTATTCTATATGGGATGATCTCCCATATCCAATGTGGAATGCTCCATTTTATGCAAGTTGTGATCTTATTATGGGTATAAGTAGTCAGTCTGATAACATCCACCGGGAAGTTTTAACTCAAAATGGATTTAATGTTATAAATTATGATAAAGATAATAAATTAGATCAATTTAAATATTCAGATACTACAATTACTGGATATGTTCCTCATGGATTAAATCATAATATATTTAAACCATTAGATGATTCTGATGAATTATATAAAAAATTACATAAAGAGATTAAATTAAAAAATAATGTAGATTTTATTGTATTTTGGAATAATCGAAATATAAGAAGAAAACAACCAGGAGATGTAATATTATCATTTAAAACATTTGTTGATAAATTACCAAAAGAAGATCAATCTAGAGTAGCATTATTAATGCATACTGTTGTTGTAGATAGCAATGGAACAGATTTAAGAGCGATCGGAGACATATTAGCACCAAATTGTAAAATATTATTTTCTGAATCAAAATTATCCGCACCTGAATTAAACGCAATGTATAATGTAGCAGATGTCGTTATTAATATAGCATCAAATGAAGGATGGGGACTCAGTAGTACAGAAGCATTATTATCTGAAACTCCAATTATTAATAATGTAACTGGCGGATTACAAGATCAATGCGGCTTTTTAGATGAAAATGGAAAATGGCTACAATTTACAGGTGATTTCGCAACAAATCACCGAGGCAACTATAAAACACATGGCCGTTGGGTGGCTCCTGTTTTTCCTAGCAATAGATCATTACAAGGATCTCCAGCTACACCATATATTTTTGATGATAGAGTCAAATTTGAAGATGTAGCTAATGCTATTATGCAATGGTGGGAAACACCACCCGATGTTAGAAAAGATTGTGGCGCTGCTGGAAGATCATTTTGTTTAGAAAATGGATTAACCGGACAACAAATGGGAAATAAAATGATCGAAATGATTAATTATTTATTTGAAGTACCAAAACAACCAAAATTAAGATATACATTAAATAAAGTAACACCAAAAAAATATAAAAATTTAGGAATAGTATGCGAACAGTAATCATATCATCACCAGTTGCTACACAAAGTGGCTATGGCCATCACGCTCGAGAAGTTATTAGTAATTTTTTTGATAAAAAACCAAATGATTGGAACATTAAATTATTATCCATGCCATGGGGACATACACCATTTACATATCCTATACCAACCGAGTGGCAAGCCCAGATAATTCCTTTACCACTAACATCACAACCAGATATTTGGGTACAAATTACAGTACCCAATGAATTTCAACCCGTCGGCAAATATAATATCGGCGTTACGGCTGGCACTGAAGGAGATATTTGTCCTCCTGAATGGATTGATAATATAAATAAAATGCAAATAACTATTGTTCCTAGTAATTTTACGAAGAAAGTATTTGAAGATACAGCAAAACAACATAATAAACCAATAACAACAAATATACAAGTTATTTCTGAATATTTTGATGATACATTATATGATAATAAAAATGTAACAACAAATATCTCAGTTATCGATCAACAAGTAAAAGAGTCTAAAGCGTTTTTATGTGTAGGACATTGGTTAAAAGGATATTTAGGAGAAGATAGAAAAAATCTTTCTGGGTTATTACATTGCTTTTTTAATACATATAAAAATAAAAACAATACCCCAGCTTTAATATTAAAAACTAGCGGAGCTACATATTCTGTATCAGATAGATTAGATATAGAAAATCGTATTAACGAAATATCTAAATTATTTGTAAATAATAAATTACCGTCAGTATATTTATTACATGGAGATTTAACTACGCGCGAAATGAATGCATTATATAATCACCCTAAAATTAAAGCAATGGTTTCATTTACAAAATCAGAAGGGTTTGGCCGGCCTTTATTAGAATTTAGCTCTATAGGAAAACCAATACTCGCTCCACATTATTCCGGACAGGTTGATTTTCTCAAAAAAGATTTTATATGTGCCTTACCAGGTCAATTAACCCCAATTCATAAATCTGCTAGAGATAAATTTCTTATTAAAGGCGCAAAATGGTTTTCTGTAGATTATAAATATGCTAGTAAAATGTTTGAAGACATTTTAAAAAATTATAAAAAATGGTCTGAATTAGCAAAACGGCAAAGATATTTTGTTAGATCTAATTTTACTAAACAACATATATCTAAATCATATGAAGATATTATTAATATGATTCAACAAAATGTATCAGATATTCCGCAACAAGTAAAATTAGAATTACCAAAGTTAAAATCAACAAATGAATTACCAAAATTAAAATTACCTAATTTACAAAAAGCATAAAATATGAAAATAAGTTACGCTGTTACGGTATGTACTGAATTAACAGAAATCCAACGTTTAATACCATATTTAGTCGCGAATAAACAAATTAATGATGAAGTAATAGTATTATTTGATAGTAAAAATGGATCAGAATCAGTAGAAGCTTTTTTAAAAGAAAATTCAATAAATGACGAATTTAATTGGTTTTTTTATTCTTTTGATGGTCATTTTGCTAATATGAAAAATCGATTAACGGATATGTGTAAAGGAGATTACATTTATCAAATTGATGCAGACGAATTACCTAATGAATATATTTTTAAAATTTTACCACAAGTTCTACAACAAAATGATGTAGATGTATTATTAGTTCCAAGAATTAATACGGTAGAGGGACTTACTCAACAACATATTGATAAATGGGGATGGCGAGTAAACGAACATGGCTGGGTAAATTTTCCGGACTATCAATGGAGAATATATAAAAATAACAGCAAAATACAATGGAAAAATAAGGTACATGAAGTATTAGAAGGTTATAAAACTATATCACATTTACCTACAGATAAAGAATGGTGTTTAATACACGAAAAAACTATTACAAGACAAGAACAGCAAAATAACTATTATAATACATTACAATAATATGCCACTATTTTGGAGAACATATAATAATCAACTTTTTAATGCCGGCGACGTTACTCAATTAGGATTTCCTACTTCATCTCCATCATACATTCCAGATGAATATTTACAACAAGAAAATTTTATAATTTTACGTACATGTTTTGGTTTAGGTGATTGGGGTATTATTTCAGCAATGCCTCGTAAATTAAAAGAAAAATATCCTAATTGTAAAGTATGGATTCCAAGTCTAAAATTATTAAGACAAATGTTTGCACATTTAGAAAATAATTGGTCTTCGTGGAATGATCCATTTCAAGTAGTTCATACTATTTTTGATAATAATCCATATGTTGATGGATTTATAGATTCATTTGATGGAGATATATTTAACGATCATTATCGAATATATAATGGAGATGAAGATATGCCATTATTAGAACAAATATTACGTTTTTGGCAATTTGATAACTTTGAAGATATCGAACCTGAAATATATTGGACAGAAAAAGAAAAACAATTTGCAAAAAATATAATTAATGATCATTGCAAAGGAGAATTTGGTACATTATTGATTTCCAATCGATATAATAATGAAAATCAAGAATTAATACAACAAAAATTAGATGAATATAATTTACCTATGTTTTATTGGACATCTAAACAAGATAATTGTTTTAATTTCCAAAAAGCATTAGATATGAGATATATTAATATACGAATTCAATTATTTATTAAATCGTTAGCTAAATTTAATATTGGAAATCAAACTGGTGTTAATGATACTATTGCAAACTATGCTCCTACATATACTATTCCACGTGGAAAATTAGGATCTAATTATATAAAAAGTGAAATATATTTATGAAAATAGTAGTATATACAGCAATTATTGGAGGATATGATATTCTCAACGAACCACTTGTAAAACCACCTGGCGTTGATTTTGTATGTTTTACTGATAGAGATATTAAAAGCAAAATATGGGAAATTCGTAAAATATTCCCTTTATATGAAGATAATACGAGAACTGCTAGAAAATATAAAATATTACCTCATCGATGGTTTCCTGAATATGATTATTCTATTTGGCAAGATGGTAACTTTCAAATAGTTGGCGAGTTCTTAGAACAAATTACACCTATAAAGATGAAAGTATATGATCATACCAAATGTTATGATAAAAGAAATTGTATATATGAAGAAGCAAATGCAATATTTGCATTAGGCCAAGTCCCCGGAAAACAATTTAAGGATAATCCATATATTATCAAAGAACAAATGAACCGATATCTTAGTAAAGGGTATCCGAAAGACAATGGTTTACTGTCAAGTGGTATATTATACCGTGCGCATAATAATACATCAGTAATCAAAGTAATGGAAGATTGGTGGACTGAAATTAAATATGGTTCTAAAAGAGACCAACTTAGTTTTAATTATTCAGCTTGGAAAAATAATTTTGATTTTGAGTATATTCATGATGATATTAGACACAATCAGTATTTTGATATAAAGAATCACAAATGAAACGAATATTATTTATAACATCCCAATATCGAACAGGTGAACGAATATATCCTATAATTCCTTTTTTATCTAAAGATTATAAACTTGATTTATTAAAAGTATATCAAATGGATTCTACTAGACATAGATGGGTAGGAGACTATGATTTACGAAACTATTTCGATAAAACATACTTACATTATTTTGATAATAAATATAATGGAAATAGATCGATTAAAAAAATTAATTTTAAAAAATATGATTTAATAATAAGTGATGATAATCGCGATTCTCAAAAAACTAATTTAATGGACATTTATTTATTAAAATCATGTCCATTGATTGCATGTAGTCATGGTAATTGGAATTTAGATAAAACATGGCACGTAAAAAAATCACATAAAATATCATTTGACAAATGTTTTGTTTTTGGAAAAACAGAAAAATTATATGATCATTGTCTTTTAGGTGGAATTCCATCAAATGATATATTAAAACTATATCAAAATTTAGAGAAAAAACATATATTAATTATTGTAAATTTTTTAGGAAATCGCAAAAGCCCATTTCCTATAGTATTTAATGACAAATTTATAAAAGAACTTAATTTAAAAAAATTACAAAATATATATAATTTACCAATTGCAATTAAATTAAAAAGTAGGGCAGACGAATTAGATTATAATCGTAATGTTAAATATTTACGTTCTATATTACCAAAAACATTAAAATATAAAATTATAGTAGATACAATTAATGATAATAAACTAGTAGCAGAAAGTAAATTTGTAATATCTGCGCCATCTACATTAACATTTAAATCAATACAATTAGGCATACCTACTGTTATTATTAAAAATTCTGGACAAATTGGAGCATTTCATGATTATGATGGAGTTTTTAATTTAACAGATGATATAATAACATATATAGATAATTATGAAACAAAACATGATTTTATTAAAAATACAATTGAAGGAGGAATTGATTTTAATTCGACTAAAATCATGTTAAATAATATTAAAAAGTTTTTATGAAAGATAATATAATTATATACGTTTCTTCTAGGAATAATTACGATATGTTACAAGGAGAAGTTCTTAAACATATAAATTTCGACGGGTTTGAATTTATAAATGTCGACGACGGTTCTTGTAGTCAAGAATTGCAAAAAGGTAAATCTATTTGTAATCAACATAATATTGTTTTTTTAGAAAATAAATCTACTGGAGTGCAAATGGCCACACAAACTCTTATAGATTGGATAAATAAAAATAGACCTAATTGTAAATATATTATATGTTTTCAACATGATGTTATTCCTTTAACAGCAGACTTTT